GAAGTTGAAGATGGCATCGTGAGGCCGGTCATAGGTCGCAATGTCGGAGGTGAACACGCTGGCGCCGTGCTCGCGCAGTACATCAGCGATCAGATGATTGCCGGCGGCCGGCTCCCATATCGGCGTGCGATCACCAACCGGAAAATGCTTGAGCAGCGCCTCGGTTGCCCAAGGCTCCGTCTGATAAAGATCATTCTGTTCACGGGCATAATTCGAAGCGACGACCGTCATCACGCACGTCCGGCTTCTTTGAACTCGTGACGGGACGCGACGATATCGGCTGCGCCGGTGAGGATGGAGCCGATCTCCTCGGCGAGGCCTTGCAGCAGCCGGTTGGTGATCGCGAACATCTCGGTCTGGTCACCACCAGCGGTGGACATGATTTCGCCGGACAGGGCGGCGGCGACCACCATCACCAGAGCGTTCATCATCTCGTTGGCATCGGTGCCGCGGTTCATTTCGTTGACGCGCCAGATGGTGAGGGCCGGCAGCGCCGCTAATTGGCCTCGGGCGACAACGCCCTCCAGGCCCGGTCTTTCAGTTTTGCCCCGCTCGCGGATGCGGAACTCCTCCATCGCGGCCTCAACCTCGGCAAGATCAATCATCTGGGGCACTTGTCCCTCCCGGTTCATCGAAAAACGTCGCCGGACTGACGCCGGTCAACTCTTTGATTGCCTTCATGTTTATGCTGTTGGGTACGCGACTGCCGTAACGCCATTTTTCGACGGTCCGCTTTGAAAATGTGTCTATTTTCAAATGGTTAGCCAGCATCACCGCGAATTTCGCGTCTGAAATGCGGTTCTTCCAGAGATACTGACCGAAAGCGGTCAAGACCGTCTCCTTGTCTTTCACGTGAAACCCTCCTGTTGGGGTAAGATTTACCGCGCTAGGAGGTTGACTTCCCTCCTAGTGGGGTATATTTATCGATTCGTCAAGCAGAACTTGACAGCGAAAAAACAGTGCCTCTCCCACGAAAATAGGAGTTCCGAATATGCAACCAGCCACGAAAACCGGCCGTCAGCAACCCTCTAGTGGGATTGGAACCTCCCCTTCGCAGGGTAGCCCGGTCATCCCTCACGTCATCTTTTCCCGCGTCGACCATCGCCGCAGCCACTATTCCGGCTGCGAGTGCCAGCAGTGCACGCCGACGCTGTACGATATCGCTCTGGGCGATCCCGAGCTGGCCGCCGAGCTTGTTAACGCCAGCAAGGGCGGCAACGTGCCCGGCATCACCGAAGATCATCGCTTCGAGTTGATGCGCGCGGTTGAGCTTGCCCGCGATCCTGATCCCATCGTGTCGCGGGACCGACTGTCGATCGACGACGACTACGGCACCGAGACCTACATCAAGACCATCTTCACGGAATCGCTGCTCGGCCTGCGCCGTGCGGTGCGCGAACTCAACATGGGTTCGATCCCGATCTACAGCGATTACGACTGCACCGGCCTCGTGTGCGGTCAGTGGTGCAAGCTCATCAAGATCTACAAGACCGGCCGAGGCTTCACCGCCGTCGTCGAGATAACCGTGTCGAGGGATGTCTGATGAACACATCCCAGCAAGCCGCAGGCGCGCGCCATCTGGCACCCGCAGACCGAGCCTTCCCTTTCCGCGTCCTGATCTGGGAGTGCCGCTCGCTCCTCGATGTGTGGGTTCTCACCGAAGTCTTCGAGATGGCCACGTTCGCCGAGGCCGAGAACGAAGCGCTCGAAACCTGCACTGAGCCTTATGCCGATGGTGTGGTCGCGATGCATTACGTGATCGGGGAGGTGGCGCTGTGAGCGAGCTTCCCGGTTACGACGCGTGGAAAGCGCACAATCCAGACGATGATCGCTGTGAGTTCTGCGGCGTGGCTCCGGGGGAATCTCGCGGAGGCTGGCAACCAGATGGCTGCACCGGAGAGTGTGGTCAAAGCTGGCGCGATCCTGACCAAGAATACGAAAAGGCACGCGACGACGACATGTTCGACGGCGACGAGCCCGAGGCCTTCGATCATCAGGCCGCGCGTTGGGATCATGCCCGAGATCACCGGAAGAACGCGTCATGAGATTTTTCAACATCAGCACCCGGCGCGTCGGCGGCCTTCGCTTCGTGAAGGTCGGTCGGCTCTGCTTCTCCTTCTGTGTCACCCGTCAATATCGGAGCCTCGCTCGATGATCGGACCAATCCGCACACCATCAACGGTCGCGCATGAACTGATCTATTGCGGCACGCGCGACCTGACGGCGCAGGAGCGCGCCTACGTCACGACCTACCATCGCATCACCATGCGGACCGTGCGCGCCAAGACGCACGCATGGGAAATGTTCGGCAGAACGTCCAAGGCGGCTGCGGCCGCGATCTGGCTCGCTGAATGCGAGGAGAAGATCGATCTCCAGCGCGCGTTGATCGTGTTCGAGGATGTTGACGGCCAGACCGACGTGGCGCGGAGGCTCGTGCTCGTATGATGGTGTCTCACGCCTGCAAAACCTGCCCGACGATGCTGACGTATGACCGCAAGACCGCGTGGCGGCTTCACTGCGAGCCCTGCCAGATCAAGCGTGATCGCGCGTCCAAGTACCGCTCGCTGAAACAGCGCCGCGAGCGTTTCGGCCGCTACTACACCCCCATGCTTCCAACGGAGAAACGGATATGAGCTTTGACCGCTGGCGCGCGCGCCTCACTGGCGAGAAGGTCCCGACCTTCCTGCAACCCGACTTCGACGACGAGGGCTACTATCGGAAGCCGATCACCGAGCCGAAGCTCGCCGCCAACGGCCAGCGCAACGGCCAGAAGAAGATCGTCGGCTGGGAGTCGGTTGCCTACTTCATCGACCGCGGCAAGCTCTGCGGCGTCATCGGTGACCGCGACATGGCGATCAACGAGGTGACCGACGAAAGCCTGTGGTCCTGGGTGGTCCGTCACCCGATCAGCGAGGAGCTATATCGCGCCGTCGCCGAGCGCGGCGAGCCGTGGCCGGATCTGCATATTGATATCGCCTCGCGCGATGTGGTTCCCAACGAACCCGCGGTGCCCGCCGCGAACCGTGATGTCGCCAAGACCGACAACAAGCCGCCCGAGGAGCTGCCGCCCGAGGTCGAGCACGCACAGGCGATCGATTCCGCCATCGGCGCCGCGCCGACCAAGATCACCAGCGAGGCCGAGGCGGCTGTGGCGCTGGGCTCCAAGAACCGTATCGCCGAGCTGCGGCTGGCCGCCGACAAGGCTGGCAAGGCCGTCTACGAGCCGATGTACCGCGAATATAAGAAGGTGCAGGCCGTGTGGTCGCCCATCGTGGCGCGCGCCGTCGCGGCCGAGGGCAAGATCCAGACTGCCGTCCTGACGTTCCGCGAATCCGAGCGCAAGCGGCTGGCGGCAATCGAAACCAAGCGCCTCGAAGCTATCCGGAATGCCGAAATCGAGAACGAGCGCATCGCGCAGCTCGCGATCGCCGCTGGCCGTCCCGAACCTGCGCCAGCACCGGCGCCCGAGCCTGCACCCGTCGCGCAGCCGGTGGCACTCGCGCCAACCTACGGCACCCGCAAGCTCAAGGAAGAACTGAAAAAGTTCGCCATCATCAACGATCACCTCGAGGTCTACCTGCACTTCAAAGACGACGCCGATCTCAAGGCACTCCTCGAAAAACTCACCACCAACGCAATCCGGTCAGGGGCAACGGTGCCTGGGGCCACATTCAGGGAGGGACTTATCTAATGATCGCACCAAAACTCTCGAAAAGCATGAGCGAAACGCAGGCGAAAGAAGGCCTGCAGAGCGCAATCAATAAGCTCGCCGAGATCTACACCATGATTGGCACGATCACCATCGAGGAGGTCGATCGCCATCCGGTGCTTCAGCCCATCGTCGCGGAATATCGGAGCGGCCTCAAATATCTCGAAGCTCTCGCCGACGACAAAATCCCCTTCTGACGCCATCCATCATCCCACCAACCGAGGACTGTAAAATGCCTTATATCGTGATCGACGTCGAAACGTCCGGTCTCTACATCTACAAGAACCCGGACGGCACGCCGCACCCGGCCGATGCTCCCGATCAACCGCGGCTCGCCGAGCTGGCGATGATCCAGTGCGATGATGCCTTCAATGTCATCCGCGAACGCCAGTTCTACATCCAGCCGAGCGGCTGGGAAATGCACCCGGACGCGACCGCGATCAATGGCCTGACCACGGAGTTCCTGCTGGCCAACGGCGTTCCGGCCATCCAGGCGCTCGCCGCTTACCACGGGGCCATCGGCGTGGGTCATATCGTGCTAGCGCACAACGCACAGTTCGATTGCAAGTCGCTCCGTGGCGAGAGCCGCCGCCTTGGCGTCCCCGACCTGTTCGAGAAGACTTACAACGTCTGCACCATGCGCAGCGCGATGAAGGTCACGCCGAAGATCAAGAAACTGAACGGGAAGGGTGGCTTCCCCGGCTTGGTCGACGTCGCTGCATACTTCGGCATCCCGCATCCCGAGACACATTCGGCGCTCGACGATGCCCGCACCACGGTGATGGTCGCCAAAGCTCTCCATGAAGGAGGTTGGCTTCTGGCGCCCGATGTCCACCGCGCGAAACTGCACCCGAGCGAGGAGTTGGTCTCGTGAATGTGAATGTCCGCCCATCGCGCGTGCCGTCGCCAACGCCGCAGCACGTCGTCACCCAGGCTATCGAGGACTCATCGTTCGATGAGGTCGAGCGGCCGAACAATTTGCCATCGCGCGCCGTCAACCGGCCTACGCTGGCGCAAATCCCCGATCGTCAGGAACCGGAGCAAGCGGCGCTCCCGGTTACGTCGTTCGGCAACCTTGCCGGTGCTATCGCTGCCATCATGGCTGAGATCACGCCGGTCGAGAAAAGCGGCTGGAACAAGTTTCAAAGCTACAGCTACGCCCGCATCCAAGACCTGATGGGCACGCTCACGCCGCTGATGGGCAAGCACGGCATCGTGGTGTTCCAGAATGAGGAGGGGCGCGAAATGTTCGACGATGGCAAGGCCATCGCCGTCCGCTACCGCTTCACCATCGTCCATAAGTCGGGGGAGATTTGGCCGGAACGCATTTTGCAGACCGGATTGTCGAGCTGCCGCAACACAAAGGACGGCTTCGACGACAAGAGCCTCAACAAGTGCCACACGGCGGCTCGGAAATACTTCCTTCTCTCGCTGTTTCAAATCCCAACGGAGGACGCGGAGGACGGAGACAATACCAGCCCGGTAAGGGTCAACGGCGGCAATCAACAGCGTCCGCAGGGGCGCCGGCCGGTACCGTCACCATCCGGCAAGATCGCGCCGCACACGATCCCGATCATTGACGGGGAAACCCCGCAAGCGTGGGCATCCCGGTTTGGCGCGTTCATCGCCAAGACGGAATCGGCAGCCGAGATCGACGAGTGGTACGCGGCCAATACCAACGCCTTCGATAAGCTCAAAGGCCGCTTCGATGACGTCTACAACGCGGCCATCGACTACATGGATGCACGGGTTGCCCAGCTTGGCGGCAACACCAAGACCGATCCGATCAGCAGCGGCAAAACCGCCAGTGACTTCCCCGGCGACAAAACGGCGAAGACTACCGCGCATCCGGAGACCAAGAGCGATCAGATACCGATTGCGCTTGATCGAAAGCTGACGGAGGGCGACCGCGATTGGTTGATATCGCTCAACGAGGCTTTCCAGCAGTGCAAAACGATCGAGGAGATCGGGTCCGAGCAGGACAGCCTCATGATGCCTTCGCAGGGGAACGTTCAGCCGCATGCGTGGAATCGGGCCTGCGACATGCTCGATCAGCACGTCGAGCGCGTCCAGGCAGGAGCAAGCTGATGCCGAAAGGGCTCTGGCGTCGTGTCGGTAATACCGCAGTGCCGGCCGACGCCCGGTCCCTTGCGTTCCTCCAGGCGCGCAAGGAGGGTGTCGCCTTCATCGCCGACACCAATGGTGCGCGAAACCCGAAGCAATTGGCGCTCTGGTGGTCGCTCTGCAATCTGGTGTGCGAGGCCGAGGATATCCCGACACCGGAAAAGGTCTCGCACGATCTCAAGATCGCGCTGGGGCACGTCGATACCCACGTCGACCGCATGGGCGACGTTCACCTGATTCCGAAATCGATAGCGTTCGAGTCGATGGGGCAGGAAGACTTCGACCAACTATTCAAAGCGGCGATTGGTGTGATCTCGGGCTGGCTCGCCGCGTCCCTGACGGACGTGATGGACCGTTTCAACCAAATGACGGCAGACAAGCGATATGAAGGGATGCGGCGATGACTGAGAAACTAGAAAAAATTCCGTGCCCACATTGCGGGAAGCGCCTTCTCGGCCGATCTGGTGTTTACACACACATCAAGGTCAAGCACGGCGGCAAGGGAAAGGGCGCGTTCAAGCCAGTTAGAGACGACGACGATGAATCGTTTGCTGACCGGGCCGTTCAAGCCGAGATTGATCGCGCCTGCGGCATCCCGAATGACGATATCGATTGGCTTCTGCCGTGAGCCGGGCGCGGGGGCATATCTCGTTCAAGACCAAGCTCGTCGCCGCGCTCTGCCAGATGCGCCACGAGGTCGATGGTAGGCTGGAATTGATCTTGAATCACGACGAGGCCAAGGCGCTATCGGAGGATCAAATCCTATCGCTATTCCATTGGGACCATACCGTGACGCCGCACGCCGAGGAAGGCGCGGACGTTCACTGGAATCTCGCGCCGGAACTGATCGTCCCGCATCGGGTGAAGACAGCTACGGTCGATGTCCCTGGCATTGCCAAGAGAAAGCGGGTCGCGACGTCCTATGTCGAGCATACGCGCACCATGGCCACACCACGGGATCAGCGGCCGGAAAGGAAATCGAAGTGGGCATCCCGCCCATTTCCGAAACGGAGGAAAAACGATGATACCACAGGAAGCCGCCGACACCCTCAACGGTAACGAATATCGGGAGGAGGGCTCCAACGATCTTTTCCAAGCCATGAAGCGCGCGGGTCTCGTTGCCGTGTTCGGCGCCAGCGATGACCTCATGCAGTTTCGTGGCGCGATATACGATGAGGTTGGCTGCAACAATGGTGGCGTCGCTTACGTCACCGAGAAAGGGATGCTTCGGAACGAATGCACCGATGATGATTGCCCATATTTTGCCAGACAGAAGCTGAAGGCGGCCGCGATCTTCGCCAAATGGGATGATGGTGGCTTTTCGTGGCGCTACGAGACCGATATTCCCCACGTCAAATTCATCATCAAGGAAGACGACGAAAACTATTGCGAGGGGATCGTGTTCGCTCTGGCTGATGTCAAGGGAGGCTCCCATGACTGAAGCAATGGCGCTGGCGGACCGGCTGAAGAAGCGCGTGACCTGGGAGTTGTCTATCGATGACAAGGTGCTGATCCTAACTGCCCTCCGCTCCACCCCAACCCCCGCCCCTGCTGTCACCGTGCCGGCCGGTTGGAGGCTTGTCCCGGAACGTGCGACCGACGCACAGATGAATGCCGGGATATACCAATCTTCTGCAGACGCCACATCGGCCGATGTGTATTCGATCTATGCCGACATGATCGATGCCGCACCGTCAATCGACGACCATCCCAGCAAGGCGATCCCCGTTTCGATCTCACGCAAGCCCGCCCCTGCTGTCAGCGGAGACACGACGGGGGATACGTTCAGGTTCTTTAGCCAGAACGTGGACGCTTGGGGCGCGCTGGAATGGTTTGACCGTCTTGCCAAAGCTGTCCGCCAGCAGAACTCAGCGGTAGTTGCAGGAAATCTCCTAGAGATGGAGACGTGCCGAAACATCGCCGCGTCGAGCGCAATGCGACTTGTCCGTGATTACGAACGGGAAGTTCGCGCCGCCCTCCAGCAAGCGCCCGAAACGGATGCGGTCACAGCCTCCGAAACGCGATGACGCCGCGCAAGGAACGCTCTCTGACTCGAACGGCGTTGCCGTCGTTTCCGGACCGCACGAGCCAGCCACCATGCGGACCTTGGCCCTCGATGCGACCGACGTGATGGGGCCAGACGACGATGACACCGGGCGCGGGGCCTCCCGCGTTGACGCCCTCATAGGCCCAGCGGCGCGCGAGGGCCAGGCCGGGCTTATGATCCCCCGTCAGGCTCATCATGTACAGGCCGCACCACGGTAGGCGTCCGTGGTGGTGATGGCGGTGACTGGCGTTCGCCGCGGAAACCGGGAAGAAAAGCACAAGCAAAAGCAACAACCGAAACATGCCACTCGCTCCAATGTAGGTGGTCGGACAGGTTGGCTTTTGCCCAGGCGACGGCGGCGCCGATCGCCAAAGCAATTAGCCAAAGTGCCCCCGCTACAACGAGGCTTGAGACAGCGACGATGGGTCCCAGCTTCTTGCCTAGGAACATCTCCATCGTCTTAACCTTCGGTTCGATCTTAGCCATGCTGCTGGTCAGCGGCGTGATCGACTTCTCGGCGGCGTCTTGGCGCTGTTCAAGGTCGTCGAGCTGATCGCCGATAGCTTCGAAACGGCGTGTGCCGTGATCGAGCTGGCTTTTCATCGCGCCGATATCCTGACGAACCGCACCAAGATGGTCGAGCACTTGGACCAGAAGCGCGGTGTTGGTGGCGCTGTCGCTCACAGCCTTCACTTCGCCTTGGCGTAGTCGGCGATCACCTTGTCCTCGCAGCGGGTGCGCGAGGCGATGCCATCGTTCGCCTTCTTGAGCGCAGCCAGCGCCTCGGGCGAGAGGTCGCGATAGTCCGACGTCTCGCTGATATCAGGTACCGGCTGCGCTTTTCCGAGCTTTTGGCACTCCTTTAGAGCGCCCAGATTTACGGACAGGCGTCCCGGCGATGACGCGCAGGCGGTCAACATTATTGCCGACGTGAACAAGAGCGCTGCACGCATCGGTCGCGAGAACTGGTGTCTGTACATCGTGAAACTCCTTGACGTCAGTATCGGTTGCTTTGTTGAGGGCGGTTTGGTCGGCGATATCGATCCAGACTTGATCGCGGGTATCCGTCTCGATCTGCTTGTCTCGCTCGTCCTGTTCAGCGTTGAACTGAGCCGTTCGTGCGGCAAACTCGGCTTCGTCGCTCCGCGAACGGTTGACGTCGGCAACAAAGAACGCAATCGAGGCCGCAAGGATCGCCGCGCCGATTCTCGTGGTGAAGAAGAAGGTGCCCAGCACCTTGAGCAGCCCCACTAGCACGGTGGGAGCGAGCCAGATCATTAGGGCGGTACCGATTAGCCCGAAGGTACCGATCGCCCACCACACCCATGAAACACCTAAAAGCATCAGATCCATCTCACACCCCCTGGTCGCGTAGCTTGGCCCAACGCTGCCAGCCGACGTAGATGACGCCAACGACGGCAAGGATCGCGCAGGCGAGACCGATGCCCATCCAGATTTCGGGCATCAGGCCCATGACCGGCTTGACTGCGTGAACGACGGTGGTGACGTTCTGCGTGGTGCTCTGCACCGTCGCGACGGTATCGGAAGCGCTCTGGCTGACGTTCGCTACCTGAGCCAGCACAGTGCCGCCGACGGTGACGCCAGTTCCGATCGTGCCCTGCATGATCTTGGAATCGAGCAGCTTCTTCTCGCCGCTGTCGGAGCCACGCGGGGCCTGTGCCTGCGGCTCGATGTCGGGCAGGGCGTCTTCCCACTTTCGAACCCATACCGTGACCTCGGACAGGCCGTTGGTGCCGCCGTTGACCTTGCGTCGGACCAATGTGGTGTTGCGTGCCTTGGCCGGGCCGCCGCAGCCGAGAGCGACGAACTCAGCCACCGCGACCTCGAAGCTGATTTTCGGATCAAGAAGGTGGTTCGGATCGTCGAGGATCTCTGGGTGGCCGGTCATCTTGCCGATGCGCTCATAGGAACCGCGCCCGGTCAGTTGAAGGTCGCCGCCGCCGCGGAATTTGTAGCCGTCGCCCGGCTCGTGGTTTCCGAGCTCGTGCGCCAGCTTCGGCGAGTGGGGCAGATTGTAAACGCGGTCGAACAGCGCCTCTGGCTTGTGCTGGAGCGTTTGCGCCTCGGTGGCGCTGACGGCGGCCGAGGACTTACCCGATCCGAAAATCTCAACGATCCGAATCGCAGAATAGTTGCCGCTCTCGCGAACAATGGTGCCGGCGCAGCACTCGTGGCTGATATTAGCCATCAATTGCGCGAGGACGTGCTGATCGTCGATGCCGTGCTCCTCGAACACCCGCGGCGCGATCTCGCAGATAGCGTCGATCTTGGCCTGTGGCGCCTTCGGCCAAAGCCGGCGCAGAGTCGTGACGTCAAGTGCAATCATGGTGATGCCTCTATCTGGTCCAGGGCTGTTTGGATTCTCGATCCCGCTCAAAGCGGCGCGACTTATCGGCCTGATCGTAATCGGTGCCACGCACCACCCGAGCGAAGGGAATACGGCTCGGTTCTTTGTCCGGGGTGCCTTCGGCGGCGTTCGCCACAAACCCGGTGACGTTCCGGCCGAATCGCATGGCCGTGTCAAGGCCCGAGTAATAACTAAAAACTTCCCGCAAATCTTCTGGATACACGTCGAGCGCACCGGAATGTTTACGGTCACCGCCGGTCACCTCGTTGATGCCCTTGGCCGCCCACTTCCATCCGTCGCCGGTGTTGACGCGGCCCGATTCCGACCGGGGCCCACGCTGGAACGCGGGGTCTTTGTGGATCGGAATGCCGTTCCAGTTTTCGTTGGTATAGGCATGAACCAGTGGTCGGGTCAGCTCCGGAGAGATTTGAGCGACCAAATTGTCCTCGGCGCCGAACGGCGTTAGCGCCTCAAGCCCCGATTTGAGCACCGCGCCGAGCGCCTTCCGGACACCGTGTGGGTCTTTCGTGAACACCATGGCAGCCGCAGCCTGCCCGATCATCAGCGGGAACGCCCAATTGTACGGCATCGGAATGTGGATCGGCTGCGGGCGGTCCTTTGCGTCCTTGTCGATCCCGAACGGATTCAACAGCGTGAAGGTCAGCGACTTTTCCCACCATGCCATCTTGTCGGCGAAGGGGATGCCGTCCTTGTCGTTGCCGCCGACGAGATAATTGAACATGCCGGACAGGAAGCCCGCGAGCACCGAGGAGCCGAACACCATCCGCATAATGCGAGACCGTGCGACTGCGCTGGTCATCCGGGCGCCGGTGTTGATGGCAACCCCGGAGAACGGCGCGAACAGGCTCATGATGTTCTTCCAGCGTCCGGACTGCTGGAAATCAACCGTGGCATCACGCGCGACGATGGCGGCTTGCTCGGGTGTCTTGCCCTGCTTGCGGGCTGCGGCATAGGCCGCGAGCCGCAGCGCATTGTCGAGCGCGTTGGTCACGGTGTCCATCGCCTCGACGCCGGCCTGCCACTTGGCTTTGGCATCGCTCCACGTCGAATTGGTGAGCGAGTTCAGCTTCGATTCCATGTGCTCGCGGACCAAGCTGGTGTCGCGCATCTGGCGGAACATCATCGCGCCGCCGGCACGACGCATTTCATCCCAATAACGCTGTAGCTCGGCAATCGCCGCGTTATCGTGCGTGACCCCTTTGTTCGAAGCGAAGATCGCCTTCGAGGCGTTCCCGAGGAACGGCGTCGAATCCGCGATGTAGCGGCCAACGCTGTGATCGCCGCTCTCCTTCTGCTCGAACGAATTTAGCGTGCCTTCGATGGGATATCGGAACAGGAAATGCCGGAGCAAAAATTCTGGTGAGTAGTGCGTCCACGACGCCTTGAGCTTGTTCTGGATGTTGATGACAAACTGCAGCATGCCCAGCCCATCGGCGTGCATGCGCTTGATGGCATCGGCGAGCTGCGAGTTGTCGAACAGAAGGTAATGCACGTTGCCGCCGCGCTTAAAGGCGACCGCACCGGGTTCGCTCCGGAAATTGCTGTCATCGACGGTCCGCACCAAGCCAGTGCGCTTGTCCAATTCCTTTTTCGGCCGACCGCGATCAAACCGAACAAAATTCTTCTGATCGTCCGGATCAAGCTCATGAAGCGCGTTATCGACGGTTTGCAGATATTCGTTCTTCTTGGCGCGCTCGATGGTGCGATAGGCCTGATCGATCAGGTTCGCCAGCGGATTGTCCGCCTTGGATTTGCGGCCGAAGGCGCTGCGGACTTCCGGGCCACGGACATTGAACTTCGGCGAGCGACCGGGCGGCGCTTCCTCCGGCGCATCTTCCCAGCCCGACAACGGCGCGTAATGGTCGTATGTCTGGCGCCACCCGGCGACGGTGGTGGCCGATTCCAGCCCGCTATTCACCATCAGATTGTTGATGTAGTCGCGGATCGCGTCTGCGCGCTGGTCAATCGCACGGACGACGGCGGGATCGTACCGGTTGAGGATTTCCTGCGCGGTGTCGTTCGACATACCGGAGCCACGACCGAGCACCATATCCGGCGCGCCGAACATACTGTCCATGTTGATCTTGTCCATTTCCCGGTTTCGCTCGGGAGCGTGGAGCGCGTAGAGGATGTCGCCGGCCTGATCCTTGTCGATTTTGTTCGCCTTCAACAGGTCGATCATCGGATCGAGTAGGTTCTTGTTGAAGTCGTTGGCCTCGGCCGCGACCTTGCCGGGGAACAGCCGCTTCTTCTGGTAGAATGCCTGGCTGTCCGGAAGCTCGCCCGCCAGCCGCGCCTCGATGATGGTCTCCAGATTTTGCACTGGCCGGTTGAGGTTCTGGTAGCCCTCGATCAGCTTTTGCTTGGTGTTCGCCAACCGTTCGTCGATGGCGGCGCCGACGCTATCGCGCAGCGGGCCGTTGAACGGGTTTTGCACGGACGCCAGTGCGTCTTCCTGCTGCGGAAATGGTGTGCCGAGCAGCGGCGGCGTGCGATCAGCAAAGCCACCCTCGAATGCCTTGGCGAAAATGTCCTCTGCGGTCTGGAAGCCGAGACCATTGACGCCGTTGCGGATGCGGTTGGTCATGTCGGTGAGCCGGTGATACCAGCGGCGCACGCCGACGTGCAGGTTCTGCGCCTTTCCGAATTTCTCCCGCTGATGGCGATAGAGTTCGAACGCGACGGCGCGGACTTCGTATCCGGCCATACCCTCGATGGTCGCCTTGTCGAACCCGATCAGCCCGTTGTCGATCGCCCGGCGCAACCGCGGCGTTTCCTTCGCCATCAAGGTTCGCTCGCGCGCCGTCTGCAACAGGTGCTCGATGGCGTGATATGCCTCATGGAACGCCGTCGATACCGGGTTGCCGCTCTCCAGGGAAAGCTCGATGAGCTGCTTCGCTGGCCGGTAGAGCCCGACGACGCCCTTGTATTTAGCCGCTACGTCGCCCCAGCCGCCCTGGTCGATGTGGTCGATCCGGCCGGTGTGAAACTTGATCTGGATGTTCGGAACCATCTTGCGGACGGCCTCGGTCAACAGGCGCTCCAGCTCGGCGGCCTTGGCCGCTCCGCGCTCGGTCAGCGGCATCACCTGTGCCAACGCCTCGGGGCTGGGCGGCGGCAGCTCGGTGCTCGTTGCGGGCTCGTCCTTCTTGGCAAGCTGGGCTTCGAGGTCACGAACCTGCGAGGCGAGGGCGTCGATCTCGGGCTCGCCCTGAAAGCGCGCCTTCTCCTTGCCCTCGGATTCCCGCAGGAACTTCTCGGCGGTCGCGACGCGATCCTGCGCGTAGGCCAGATCGGCATCGAAACCGGACAGGATGCTCTCGATGGAGCGGGCCATGCCCAGCGCGGAGGTGCCGTGAACCGTGGTCTCGGCGTCGCCGGTCCGCTTGAGCATCAGGTCATTGCCGGCGGCCCCCTTGTTCTCGGTGAGGATCTGGCGGACGTGTGCACGGAGCGGGAAGCCGGAAATCTCGCCGATGGTAAGGTGGCGGCCGATGTTGGCGGTGGTCGTTACCTTGTCGAGTTGGGTGAGCAGGGCTTCGCCGAAATCGACGCGCTTGTCATAGGTGGACTTGCCCACGGTCCCGACGAAGTTATCGCCGCTCAAATCCTTGCGCTGCTTGATATCCTGCTGGATATTGACTTCGCGCGCACCATAATAGTCGAGCGTCGAACGGGCTTCGGCCTGCCGACGTTTCAGCGCATAACGCTCGCTCTCGAAGGCGGACTTGCGGCGCTCGGAACGCTCAAGGTCTTGCTTCAACTCCGTCAGCCGCATCAGGCGCGGATCGTTGGTGGTCATCGCCTTGGCCTGCGCATACTGGCTGGCCTCGCCGAGGTCGTCCATTTCGCGCATCGAGGGATCGCCCTCGAAGAAGCCCTGAATAAACCGGGCCTTCTTCTCCATCAGGCCCCACATGGTGGAATCGTAGGTGCCCTTAGTCGAGTAATCGTTGATCTCGATCTCGGGGTTCCAGTTGCCCTGGCGCAAGCCGCGACCGTTGCGTTGCTCGTCGTCGGACGGATACCAGAGCGGGTCGAGGTTGTGGATCGCAGCGAGACGGCGCTGGGCGTTAACGCCGGTGCCCATCTTCGCCGTCGATCCGATCATCAACAGCACCTTGCCGCTGTTCATGTCGTTGAACAGTTTCTGCTTGGCGATGTGGGTCTTGTACTCGGAAATCAGCGCGATTTTGTCGCGCGGGATGCCGCGGCGGACCAGCTCGGCGCGGATATAGTCGTGAACCGGCAAGCCCCGTTTGGCGGAAATGCCGAGGTTCGAGAAGATCATCTGCGTGGCGGGGCCGACGTCAACCGGCGCCGACATATCGTAACCGCCCTCGCGCGGTTTGTAGAATTTGGTCCGAGCCGTCGCCTTCATGGTGTTGAAGACGTTATCGATCAGCAGTTCCAGCTTCGTCGGATAGTCCGGATCGACGTCGCCGCCAACGAGACGGATATCGATCGCGGCGTGTCGGCCGTCGCCAATCACGGTCAGCATGATGTCGTCGCCGGGCTTCGGCTTGCCGCCACGGTTCTTGATGGCGACCATTCGCGCGGCGAGACCGTCCTGATATTCGATCAGCGCGGGCGACTTCTCGGCCAGATTCATCGAGCGTTTGCCGCCCTTGATCTTCGGTCGCGTCACATACTGTTCGAGCTGGCGCGAGGTCACCACATCCATTACCTGACGGACCATCGCTGACAACTCGGCGACGTTGATGAACTTCGCGAACCGCGCGACGGGCTTGTAGCCGCCGGCCGCGTCCTGTTCGAGTTCGGAAACCTCCTCGCCGAAAGCACCGGCCCAGGCATCGAACGCCGATAGCTGCCGTTCGGCCAACTCGCCCGGCTGGAGATACCGGCTCACGGTGTAAAGCTCGGCCATGGTGTTGGTGACCGGCGTTCCAGAAGCGAGCACGAGGTTGCGGCCGGGATTGCGTTTTTCGAGGAGCTTGGTCTTGACGTACAGATCCCATGCTTTGCCCGAGCCCTCCGGCGTGATGCCCTTGAGGTTCGACATCTGCGTGGAGAAGTCGAGCTTGCGGAACTCCTGCGCCTCATCGACGAACAGGAAGTCAACTCCCATCTCGTCGAAATTGAACACGTTGTCGCGGCGTCGGTTGCTCTTGCCGGAAAGGCGCTGCTCAAGCCGCTCGATCTGCTTCTCGATGCGTGAACGCGTGATGCGGCTGTCCTGACCGCTTGGCATTTCCGCCAGCGCGTTCCGGTACCGATCCAGCTCAACGCCGATCATCTCGTCGGCGAACTCATCCGAAACCGGGATCATGCCGAAATTGGTGTGGGTGATGATGACGGCATCGAGGTCATCGAGCGCGACGTTCGCCATGAACTGCTTGCGCCGCTCGGCATGGAAGTTCCGATCATCAGCCACGGCAATGCGGGCGGTCGGGTATTGCTCGTAAAACTCCTTGGTGAACTGCGCGAGCATGTGGTTCGGGATCGCGTACATCGGCTTTTTCACCAGCCCGAGGCGGCGCATTTCCATGCCGGAACCGATCATCGCCGAGGTTTTTCCAGCACCCACGGCATGCGCCATATAGGTGTTGCCCTCTTGGATGATGCGCGAAATCACCCGCGTCTGATGCGGACGCCATTTCCACCCCGAAGCGATGCCCGGCGTGGTGAGGTACGATCCATCATACTGCCGCACCACGAGATTGTTGTAATTCTCGTTGTAGTAAGCGGCGAGGGGATCGGCGCGGGCATCGTCGGCAAACACCCATCCCTTGAACTTCTCCTTGATGGTGGTGAGTTTGTCCTGGGCGTCCTGTGTCGCGGTGACATTGAGGATGCGCTTATCGTCAGCCTCATCGTAGATTTTCGGAGTGATGTGATTGAGGGCATCACTCATGAGCGCGGTCGCATTGCGCCGCGAGGTACCGAACGTGGTGATCGAGGCGACCGAATCCGTGTCGCCGGAAACCGTCCATTGCGCCAGCACCGGGATGTACTTCGCCCGGAAGGTGGTCAGGCCGAGTTCTTCCTTGGCAAACTGCTCGACGATCTTCTCCGGAATCCACGGCATGCCGAGACCGGCATAGATTTGCGCGGGCGCCAGCGGCGCCGGCTGCGCGGCTTCCAGCGCCTCGACGTTGCGACGAAGGAGCGGATCGCGGGCGGCTTCGGCCTTCGCCAACGCCAGCTTCTTCCGGACGTTGCCGGAAAGGTAGGCTTCCTTGGTCTCCCATGTGTCCTTGGTGCCGGGCACGCGGTAGATGCGGTCGCCCAGCGCCTCGATGGTCTCGCTCTTGCTCTTGTCGGCCAGAGCGCCGATGGCGTCGAGGTCGAGCCGTCCGCGCTGGTTGAGCACGTAGAGCGCAGCATCGTTGATCGAGTTGATCTTCGGCGGCGTCTCGCGGGTGATGACGTTCTGGCTGAACACCAGTCCCTTGGAGGCTTTGCCGCTGGCGTCGTCGTAGTGCTCGATGGCGCGCAGCCGGTAGGCTTCCTGATCGTCCATGAACGGCTCGATATTCGGCCGCTTATCGATGATGTTGTCCTTCATATCCTCCGGATCGAAGGAGCCTTCGTCGAATTTGATACCGGCGGTCGCGGCGGCCTCGCGCGCCTCCTTGCGCGCGCGCGCGATCTCAGCCATCGGCCGGTTGGCGTCGAGCAGTTTGGTGGCATCAAAGGTGCCCTCGTTGAAATCCAGCCCCGAATAGCGGGCTTCCTCCCGCGCCTCGGCGCGCGCCGATTCCTGCTGCACCACGCTCGGCCGGCGAAGCTGGATCTCGGCCTTGTTGATCGGGCCATATTTCCCGACAAAGGCGTCGTAGGTGACGTTGAGCTTCTTGCGGGCCTTGTCGCCAGCGTCTCGGTCGTCGTTGAGGTCGGCTGCGTATGTCTCGCGCAGAGCATCGCGGATCGGGATCAGCCCTCGGATGCGCTCGATTTGCTCGGCGCTCTTGCCGCCCTCGATGCCCTTGCCGCGGCGCGCAACGGCGACACCGGCGCCGGACTGGATCTGGCGCAGCGAGCCATCCTTGTCGACGTAATAGCTGCCCTGCTTCTTCTCGGTGTGATCGAAGTCAACCTCGGCGCGCTCGGTCGGCGTCTCTGGAGACTTCATCACATTGCGCGGCAGCTTGGCGACCGCGACCGCGAGCGCGTCTTTCAGGTCGAAGTTGTCCCACGCCTTGACGCTGTAGCGGCCCTCGTAGAGCTTGTCGGCGAAGTCACCTTTGCCCAGCACCATTTCCGGATGCTCGGCGAAGTAGCGGCTGATCTGGCCCTTGACTGGCTTGCCGTCAGGTCCAGGCAGGGACACTTCGGCGGTTTCAGTCCACGAGCGGTCAGCCGCCGTCTCGCCCGGCATCAGCTTGCGGAGCACCACGATGTCAGTGGTGACCTCGGTACCGGCGTTCTTCTTGAAGGCGTTGCCGGGGAGGCGGATGGCGCCGATGAATTCAGCCCGGTCGGCGAGGTAGTTGCGCGCGCTGGGGTCGATCTTGTTCATCGTGCCAGCGCTGGTGACGAACATCAGCAAGCCGCCGGGGCGGACACCATCGAGCGATTTGGCGAAGAAATAATCGTGCAGCAGGAAGCTGTGCTTCGCATACTTGCTGTCGGAGTGGATCGCGATGTCAGCGAACGGCGGGTTGCCGATCGCCAGATCAAAGGCGTTCTCCGGAAGCGGCATGCGGGTGAAGTCGTCGCGGCGGATACCCCACTTCGGATAGAGCAGGCTGGCGATCCGGGCCGAGACGTGATCGAGCTCGATCCCCTGGTAGGTCGATTTCTCGGCGACGTCCGGCGGCATCAGGCCGGGGAAATTGCCCACCCCCATGCCGGGCTCGAACACGCTGCCGCCCTCGAACCCGAGTTGCCGCGCGGCTTTCCACATGCCGTTGATGATGTCTTCGGAGGTATAGTGCGCGTACTGGATCGAGCGGCGCGCGGTGTCGTATTCTTCCGGCGTCAGTTCGGACTTAAGGCGGGCGCCGATGACCTCGAAGCCCTTACCGAACTCACCATCGGCATCCGGAAATGCGTTCTTGAGGCCGCCCCAGCCAACGTAGCGCGCGAGCTTCTGTTGTTCTTCGAGGGTAGCCGGTCGATCCAGTTTCTCGATGATGTTCGAGAGCGTGATGGCGTTGAGGTTGTCTTCGGCCTTGCGCTTTGGTCCACGATCCTCATCAAGCCCACCCGGATCGATGTGGAAGTTTTCGCCCTTTACTCGGCCGGCCGCTCGTTGGTCAGCGCGTTCGCTTCGTCCTGCCTCGGTGTCAGCATGTCGTCCGGAAACTCGAACATCATCGCTTTCACTTCCTCCTCCGCTTCCCTCGCTGCTTGCAAGGTCGGCTGGCCGTCCGGACCCTTCGGAGCGTCCTTCGTCAGTTCCAGAAACATCCGGTGCGCCTCGTTCGCCTTCAACTGGACGAACCGCTCCAGCTCCCCGGCCTTCTTCAAGGCTCGGTACATCTTCGGGTTCTGATCCTGCATCGCGACCAGATACGGATGACGAAATTCCATCGTTCGCCTCCTGGGCGGGTTTCAAATCTAACAGGTCGGTCTGCTTGTGACCATCGCCAAAAAGGCCGTCATCGGCCGGTTGCTGCGCTGCGGTTGGCTTGAGCGGCTGGTCGGACTTGCGCTGGGCCAGCTCACCATCGCCGATTGCCTCGGTGCCGGGGATTGTGGACTGCGGCTTGGCGGCAGGATTGTGGAACGGGTCGCTTACCATCCTCATGAGATCGTGGCGTTGCTCGCCCGTGAGGTTGTCGTACTTCTGTTTGTTGAGCGGACCTCCGGTGATGCCGGCCATCAACTTGAATGCAAGATCGGTATCATGGGTGCGACCGTCCGCGTGCATCGGCAGCTTATGCAGCACTTCCGCCCACGTCGGCGCTTCCGCAATCTCATTGCGATGCTGCTGTTGCGCCGTGACGTAGCCCGGTTTCACCATCTGCCGGATTTGCGCGTCGAACTGTTTCCAATATTCCGGCTCGGTCGCCTTTACATCGGCTGGTGTCTGCGCCAGCACCTTGCGCGCGGCACGGCCAGCAGCCAAGACGCCGTCACGGTCTCCGGCTTCAACTGCTTCCTCGATCTTATCGAGGGCGGCTTCCATCTTGCGGGAGGCGTCCTCTTTCCCCGGCGCTGGCGGCGGATTGGCTCGAATGAACTCCTTGATGAAGCCTTGTAGTACGGGATTCGGTATGTCCGACATGCCATAGCTAAGGCCGCTCTCTGTCGGGCTCGATGCACCGGAGATATAGACGACATCGCTATAAGCCGTCAGGTCGAGATATTGACCGCCGCGCTTGTTGCGAAGCTTCCACATCCAAGTGTCGCCGTTCGGCTCCGTCTCGAATTTCATGGCGCGTGGTTGGATCTGATCAACATGCGCGGCGAGAGACTGTTTGAACTTTTCAAACAGATCATCCGGCAGCTTCTTCGGATCGATATTTTTCAGTGCATCGACCGCGCCAGCAGGCGAGCGTGGGATCGCGATGATGTCGCCACCCTGGTATCCACGCGCGCCTTTCTCGATCAGCGCGCTCACCAGTTGATGTCGAGACCGACCTTCCGGAAATATCCCAAGGCCCTTCGCGTAGTGCTGGATGGTGTCTTCTTGGGCACCCTCGAACGATGCCTGCGGGTCCATGAAGCTATCGTAGAACTTTCGATCAGCTTCGGACCTATCGTCATCATCATCTAAACCGGCTTCTGCGCTCCCTTCACCGGCGGCAGTTTCAGGTTCGGCGCTACCAGCGGTTTCGCGTTCGGCGTCGGCGTCGGCGCGTCCGGTGTCGGACTGCTGATCGTCTTCGCGATCGACGGCGCCGGTATCCTCGGCATCTTCGCCAGTTTGGCTGCTGCTTGGAACGACGCGTGCTTGGCTGCCAGCACCGGACCGCTCCTGCTGAGATTCGGCGCGGCCTTCGTCAGCGCGTGGCTCGCTGCTATGTGCCCCTTCGCTTCCGGAGCCCAATATTTCTTTGACTTCGGGGCCATAGGCTTCCTCTGCTTGGGCGACGGTAAGGTCGCCCTGGTTGACGGCATTCTCGATGACGGCGTACTGGAAGGCGATGCCGGGTGGCATTTCCGGGTACTCGGCGAGCAGCTCGGCCGCGCGCGCGATATCGACCGGCTTTACCTTGTCGGCCATCGGACCAAGCGCATCCTCGATGGCCTCGTGGTGCGCGGCGGTTACTTCTTCGGGTTCTTCGCGGCCTTGCGCGCCAGTATCCGGAACGCGGTCGCCATGGCTTTGCGCTTCTTCTTTTGCTCCGGCGTCCCGTTCACCTTCGCCTTGTCGTTCAGTGACGACGCCATTTCGAGGTGCTGGCTTGGCTTGAATTGCATCGGACACGTCCTTTCCGTAGGTGTCGCTCATCAGTTGCGGTGTGATGCCGTAGTCAGCGTCTTCGCTCACCATCCGCATGGCGGCTTGCTCGACGGCGTCGTCGAGCGGCAAGTTTTCGTCCGCCATGATCGCGGCGGCGCGGGTCTTCACGTCCTCGGCGAGGTGCTTGTAGTCTTCGTCCTTGTCGACGTCGGCGCGGTGATCGTCGATTGCTACCTGCCGGGCGTGCGCGCTCGATTCCTCATCGGCTTTGCGCTCGCGCTTGGTCGGGGTCGATTCCTCACCCTCGGCCTTCTTGGCGTTGCCGCGGTTGAACTCCTCGTCGATCGCATCGAGCAGATCGCGGGTTGTCGTGGTGGCGTGCTCGCTCCCGCGCAGGTATCCGGCTTCCTCGGCCGCCTCGCGCATGTCGTCCAGCTTCATGCCAGTGGGACGCACCACGCCGAAGAAGCCCTTGCGGCCGGGGATCTGCACGCGATGATCGCCGGCCAGATCGAGAGCCTTCAATTCCGGATGTGGCTCGATGCCGCCCTTGGAGGCGATGAACTGCATCAGCGTCATCGGCTCGGTGTTGGCGGCGCGGGGTTTCGCGGGCGCCTTGGCCGGCGCGGCCGCGGCTGGTTCGGCCTGGGCGATTTCGTTCGGTCCAGGCTGGCTGAAACGCTGGGTGTGATCGCCGGTAGCGAGCCAATTCTTGAACTCGTCGGGGCCGAGCGCGGTGACGGCGCCCATGCGCGGCGTGGCGTCGTCGGCATAGGAATCGCGGTAGGCGCGGACCGCCGCTTCCGGATGTTCGAAGCCGACCATGATCTTGTGCTCGTCGAAGCTATCGTTCGACGGATCGCGCTGGTCGATCATAAATACATGCGGGCTGGTCGGCTTCGGACCGATGAAGACGTCGAGGTGGTCGCCGTCGGCGCCGACGGTCCCCTTGATCTTGCCGTAGGCGACCGGCATGCGGACTTCCCACGGCTTGCCGTCAGGATCGGTACCGCGCCGGATCTGGCCTACGCCGGTCTCGATGCTGATGCCGTTCTTGCCCGCAAGGTCGAGGTGCGGCAGCTCGAGATGTCCGTGCTGGTAATTCCCGGCCACGGCCTGCGCCGGTGTCGGCTCCTTGACGATCTCTGACGCCTTGAGCACGTCATCGACGGTTTTTGCCACAACCGGAGCGTCGCGTTTTCCGGTCGCCGACGGTTCCTCTGCAACCTTATCCGGAGAGGACGCTGTAGCGGTACCAGCAGTTTCGGTTGTGTCGTTGGATTCCGTCGCTTCGGCCAACCGCGACGCGCGCGCGCGCGGCGACATATCGGCGATCTCCTGTTCGGAGAATCCTGCATCGAGCAGGGTTTCGTGGTCTGTCTTGGGGGGAGTGGCGGCTTCGCCGGTGCCCGGCGGTGCGGGTGGCGGTTCATCCGGAGGCGGCGCGCGGCCGGTGTCCGGACCGGGAAGCCCGCGGTTGTCCGGCATGACTTCGCCGTCGATGGGCTCGGCAGCGGGGAGGGTGCGCTGGCGCGCTTCGCCGGCGCGGCGGATGAAATCGGCGATGTCGTCGGGCGAGGATATGTCGCTCGGCTTCGGCTTCGGGATGAAATGCCCGGCCGCGCCGAGCACGCCGCCGGTGATGAGGTTGGCGATGATCCGCTTGGCGTCGGGCGAGTAGCCAGCGTCCTTGTCGTAATATTGCTGGGCGACCTTCGTGAGCAGATATTCCTGCGCCTCGCCGACGGTCGCGAACGCCGCGCCGCCCTCGATGGCGTGTTGCGCGAGGATCGCAGCGCCCGAAGATCCGAGCTTTGCGCTGACGGCGGTGATCGGCCGCAGCACGGTACCGAGCGGCAGCGTGCCGAGCGCAGCACCGATAGCACCGCCCCAACCGGCCGCCTTCGCAGCATCGTCGTCGGATGCGCCCTTGGCCTTGGCGGCCTCGAAGGTCGCACCTGCGGTCGACGTGCCCATGCCGGCGGCGCCGAGCGCGATAGCAGCTTCCGGACCGGCGAGCGCGCCAGCGGCGAGATATGTGGCGGCGGCACCGACACCGGATCCGATCTGGCCGCCAGCGCTCGTCTTCTCCTGATCCGTCATCGGGATCGCGTCGGCAGCCTGTTTGATGGTGGTGCCGGTCTGATACTTCGCCTGCTCTTGGATCGGCTTGGCCGCCTCGGCGTTCTGAGCCGAGAACTTGGCACGGAGCTGGTCGGATTCCGCCTGGGCGTCGCCGCCGCGCGCGATGCGCTGCAAGGCGGCATTGAAATCCATCTGCAAGCCGCGGTCGCCGATGGTTCGCATCGTCTGACCCATCAGCTTCGCACGCTCGGATGCCGACATGGTTCCGGCGTTCGCAAGCTGGTCGATAAGCGCGGTGCCTTCCGGTGCTACGGGCTTCGTCGGAGAAAGCGCAGCGAGTCCTTGCACGCTGCTCCCGGCTTGCTCCAAGGGTGCTCGGAGCAAGCCCTTAGCACCGGCCATAATCTGGCCGCCCACGCCGAGCGGCGGCGCCGCCGGTGGCGGCACCGGCGTTCCAAAGCTGGACAGGTCATCCGTCGAGGGTTCGGGCTCGGGATCGACCGGCGTGCCGTACTTCGCCAGATCCGGCGCTTTCTCGGGTGCCTCGGGCGCTTCGGCCGGCGACGAGAAATCGACGGTCGGTACCGGCGGCGATGGTGCGATCGGTGTGAGCTTGCGCGCGAGGCGCTCGGTCAGAACACCAGCGTCATCGGAAAAATCCGGAGCATCCTGCTGGTACTGACGCAGGAGGCTATCGCGAAGTGCGGCGTTGCCATCGCCGAGCGCATCATCGAGGGCCATTAATCGTCCTCGGCGCTGGCGCTCGCTGGCACCTTATCCGGCTTCATCGGATCGGCCGGTTCGGGCTTGCTCACTGATGGTGTGGCGGACGACGACTTCGATGCTGAACCCTTGTACTGGTAGACCTTCCCGTCAGCGGGGTTGGTGTAATACTGGCCGGGCTGGAGCTTCTTGCCGATGTTCGATGATGTGATGCCGGCCTTGCCAGCATTGACCGGATTGGCCTGCGTCATGCCGGGTTGCTTGGCGACCTCGGCCGCGGTCTGCGGATGCAAGCCAACGCCTGCAAGATGCGCGGACTGACGCTCTTGCACCGTCTGTTCATAGGCCGCCTTCGCCTTCTGCACTTCCGGATCGTTGGGGCCGTTGCCGGTTTTGAGGGCGGACTGATACGCCGTCATCGCGCCCTTCACCAACGGATCAGCGGCAACGTTGCGCTGTGCCGCGAGATAAAGCTGCGTCGGTGAATCGTTCTTGTTCGCTACCGTCGCGTCCTTGCTGGCGGCGGCGGCCTGCTCGGATTTCAGCTTGGCAGCAAGATACGCGGTGTAGTTGGTCTTGTAGGTCGCGTCGTCACCGGCCCTCTTCGCGTTGATCGCGGCGGTGAGATACGTCTGCGCGTCCTTGGTGTCGGCATGACGCTCTTTGTTGGCGCCTTCGAGCGTGGCACCGGCGCCGGAAGTCAATGCCTGGAATGGTGACTTGCCCTTGCTATTACCAGCCGCGGTCAGGCCGGCGCCGAGGCCGCCCAGCGTCTCATTGACGACACTGCTTTTCGGATCGATGCCGAGTGCGCGGCCGAGCGCGGTTTGGTCGCCGAGTTTGTAAGCACCGCCCGGCGCTGCTGCGCCCGGCGCCCCATCCGGAGGCGCAAAGGCGTGACCGCCGGTCGATTCATACGAATTGACCACCTTGTTCGCATCGCCAACTGAAAGCGGTCCGCCGCCTGCAGGCAGCGAGAACTTGTTGAAGCGATCCGCAGCCGTGAACGTGCCGGGAGGTGAGATCGATGTCGGCGGCGGCAGCGGTGGTGCAGCGGCGCCCGATGGCGGCTGGCCAGGCATTGGCGGCGGCAAGCCGGGGCCGTTCGGCGGCGAGCCGCCGGCTGCCATCGGATCTGTGCCTTGCGGCATCGGTGGATCGGGTGGCCCGGCGGCCGGTGTCGGATCTGGCGTTGGCGTGGTGGCAGCCGGAGTAGGTGAAGGCGGCAGCGGCGGACCATCGGCGCCGGTCTGCTGCACCGGCGGCGGTGTCATCGACGGCTGCCCTGGCATTCCGGTGTTCGGGGGTTCGCCACCGATATCGGCGGTCCCCATGTTTCCAAGGGAACCGTCCGTCAGCCAATCAAGCAGCCCCATCGATCAAGCTCCCATCGCGCGCGCGAGTGCAGTAGCGGCGCCATAGTCGACGGCCATATAGCCGCTTGGGAGCTTGTGAACGGCAGAGGGGGTGCGCTTCCGCACCTCCTGCGCCATCAGGCCGATATGTTGTCGCTGATTTGGGTCGCCCTTGTAAACAAAGCTGTAGACGTTACTCCCATCATTCAGCTCGCCGATCTTGGCGATGTCCTTCTTCGCGCGCCGATCAGAGAGGGCCAGCTTGCCCGCAGTCCCGATCGCGGAGCCCAATAGCGCATAGCCCGAGTTGTCCGGCGCGGTGGTGACGCCGGTAGTCGTGGCAGGCATCGCGGCCGCGCCGGCTGCAACGGTCTGGTTTGCCGAACCCTGCGCTGCAATCTGGCTCTGCTGCGCCTGGAGCCAATTGTTGTACTGCGCGGTGAGGTCGGCCTGACTTTGCGCGGTGTCCTGCTGAGTGAGGCTATTCGCCGTGGTCTGAGCGCCGAGCTGCTGGGTCTGGAGCGCCTGATCCGCAGTCGCGCCGCCGAGCGACCGATTAAGGGCCGTCTCATTAAAATTCGCGTTCGCAAGTTGGGTCGAGTTCTGGTTGGCGACGTCCTGGGCGCCGGCGCCGATGGCGGTGTTGAACGCCGAATTATAGGCGTTGCCGATCACGCCCTCGCGCTGGACGTTCTGATTGAAGGCGTCGTTTGAGGCCTGAATGCCCGCACGCGCGTCGCCGAAGGCTCCCGATCCGGTCGCCTGTGCATTGGTCGCAGCATTGGTCGCGGCATTCGACATGTCCATCTGCTGAAGCTGCGGAGCCAGCGCGTTCATGACGTACTGGTTCATGTACGGCGACATTTGCGAGGCGATGGTGTTCGTGCTCACGTTCTGAGCCGGTGCGCCCGCGTAATTGTTGATGAGGCCCTGCGCGGTCGCGCCGGTGCCGTTGTTGGCAATGCCCGTCGCGGCGTCGATGGTGCCTTGCTGGTTCGGCGAGATCGCAGCCGTCAGCGGTCCCTGATATTCCTGCCCAGCGGTCGAATTGTTCAGCGTGTTCTGCGCCGTTCCGAGATTGCTAGTCGCCGCCGCCGCGACCGCCGGATTGGCGGCCGAGCTATTGGTCTGCGTCGAAGTGGTCTGATTGCCGAAGCACATCTTTTAGGCCCTCTGCTTGTCGATGGTGTCTTGTTCGCTGCGGGTCGAGCGCGGAAAAATCATCAACCGCTTATTGCTGCCGCGTTTCTCGCGGATCGGACCCTGCTCGATGAACTCGATTCCGGCCGCGTCCGCGATGCTATCGGCCTCCGCGATCAGCATCCGGTTGACGACGCCGTTCCGAAACTGCGGCAACACAAAATGCCAGCGGTCCACCATGAAAGAGGTCTTTGGCGCGTACCACCACGGCACATGAATAAGGCCGAGCGTACCGATCAATCGGCCGGCGCATTCCGCCATGATCGCGATCTCGAACTTGGTCACGCGGATGATCTCAAGCAGGCTATCGATCGGATCGACTGGCGCGCGCATTTGCGGCTGCGCCACGATCAGCAAGAACTGATGGATCGCGCACACGTCCTCGTCGGTCTTGGCGTAGCGGATGGTGATCTTTTCCGCGTCAGTTTGTTCGGTTTGCTCCACCAGCTTTAAGGTCGGCGAGGAGGGTGGCGACGACGGCGACGACGTTGGCGAGGGTGGGACTTGTGACATTGAGTATCCTTGTGGGAGTTGGGGCTGCGCCGATCAGCGTGTAACCGCCGCCGATATCGGTGATGTCGCCCGATTGACTGGCTTCGACGATCTGATTGAACATGGCTTGGAGGGTCGGCTCGATGCCGGGCGGCATCGGCTGCTTGTAGAGTTTCCTCAACTGCGGTCTCCCATGGTTTTCACAAAGGCGATCGGGAGCCCGAGGCGGACATACGAGCCGAGCGAACTGGCGCCCATCATCCAGCCGATGTATCGGCCACCGATCCGCATATCGACGGTGCCGCTGTCGATGGCGGTAATGATCTCGGTCTCGCTCTCAAGAGCGGCGGAATCGTTGAGGCGATCCCATGCGGTCATGGTGCTGGTGATGTCGCCGACCTGATCGAAGAAGTCGGGCACGATATATTCAACGTCGTAGTTGTACTTTCCGCCCTTGCTCAAGGCGTAAGGCGCAAGCGTCATCGAATACGGAAGCACCTCACCGTCAGCGTCATTGGTGTTCTCGTGCCGATAGATCAGGTCCGTAACGGCGTCGCCCATGAATGGCGTGGTGTCGCCCTGGGTGAAGTGAGAACCGCCACAACGGCCCCAATAAAGAGGAGCCCAGCATTGTTGCGAAATCGAATAGATCACGCCAAGCGTCGGGTTGGTCTGCCCTTGGATGGTGACGAAGAACCAGACTTCGTTGAACTTCGGGTTATAGATCGCGATACAGGTGTACCCGAAACTGATGTCGATCTGATCGAACAGCCACTTGCGGATGTCCTCGACATTCATCATCGGCGTAACGGTGCCGTTATACGTCCAGAATGTATCTTGGCCTTGCCAGTAGGCGATGCCGCCAACGGTCACAGCCGCATTCGGACCGATCAAACCGCAGTCTTTGGCGATCATGCTGGAATTGTAGACGAAGGTCGCGCCGGTATATTGGAACAGGTAAACCGCCGCATCCGTCCACACCAAGCTCACGAAATCTGCGAGCACGCGGCCCGCCACAAGCTTGGTGCCTTCTGTCAACGTGCGGATGTTCGCGGTGTTGCTGACGCTCGGCGTCCAGTCGGAGAGCGTGCCTTGCGATGGCCACGCGACCTGCATTCCGGCGAGGAGCGCGAATGGAAACCGTTCTGGTGTAACAAACAGAGCGCGACAATTGGTTGGAGCTGAGGCGTCTACAATCGTGGCCCGTCCCCACGGCTGCACCTCGGTCGGATCGAATGAATAGACGCCGCCACCATTATAGGTCGCAACCAGCAATTGGCCGAAGTGATCGAGAGACCAGACGCGGGGTTCTATCAATATCGTCGATGATGATCGCGCTGTGCCGTAAGTCCCGAGACCGTACCCGCCGACACCGTAGCCATATCCGAAGGTGCCAATTTCGACGCCGGCTGGGATTTCATATTGGAACGTGACCGCACTTCCGCCGCCGGTCGCTCCGGATGTGGCCGGCGAGGTGAAAGCAAAAATATAATGGTTGGCATCGGTCACGGCCAACACGGTAAATGTGCCGTTCGGTGTGATGCCGCCAACTGCGGTCGATCCCGCAAGGTGAATGATATCGGTCGGGTTGAGGCCGTGCGAGGTCTGCGCTACCGAGACGTTTGGTGATCCGGTCGTAGTCGTGAATGGATCGGTGCCGAGCGTGCCTGATGAAGCCAGCGGCGTGATGTCATTCTGCACCAAGCTCGTGTCGTAGACATAGAGCTTGATGTAGGTTCCGGCCGCCAGATATTGATTGAAGTCGTTATCCCGCCAAGCGTGCAGGGTGCGCGGCGTCCCAAATGTCGCGGTGACAAAGCCTTTTATCCAGCCGCCGATCTTCTGTGGAAGGCGCTGGACGAAGCGCATGTTGATGATCTCGGTCCACCGTCCCTCAATCACGCGCTCGCTGTCGGTCTTGACGACGCCGGGCGGCGGCGCAATCGGGACTTCATTCAGCTCAGACATGGATGCTTTCGAGGGTCACTGCGCCGCTGCTCGACATAGTGGCAAGCAGCGGCGCAGATCGCCGCGGCGGGTTGGACGCCGTCGCGGTTGGCATATCAGCGCTTGATCAGAACGTTGCGGACGCGAGTGGGCTGGACGTTGTTGTGCGCACCTCCGGTACCGGCACTCGCGTTGTTGATCGTGATGCCCGTGGTGGCGGGCGAGGCGGTGCCAAAGGAAGATGTTAATGAACCACTCCCCCATGAACCAGCCGCAGCGGGATTGCCTTGGTCTCTTGCGTTGGTCTGATGGCCGTGCCCCGGATCGGTCAGCGAATTCGCGTGCACATGCGCTGGGATTTGGGACGTCGTTAGTGTGACATTCTGCGCCCCGGAATTTTGCGTGTTGAGCTGCAGGCCGTTGACGCCAGATCCGGCCGTCGTCAGATTTGTAAGCGCCGTGCCGCCCATGTTGGTGCGGCCCGCAGCTACGGTGCCGCGCGCATCCGGAAGCGTGAAGGTAGTCGAGCCGTCGCCATTCCCAAATGGGAAGGCGGTCACCAGCCCGCCGGCCGCAGTGTTGGTTGCCGAAATCGACATCGTGATTTGCGACGCGCTGTCCACCGAAACGATGGCGGCTCCCGTCGCCATGCCAATGCCTTCGAGGACCGACCCTTCAAGGCCAAGATTACGCAAATCGTGGGTGACGTTAGTCAATGTCACGGTGCCGTGGGTGTCGGCATTGAAGCCTGCGGTGATCGCCGCCATCAGGTTGGCGTCGGTGGACCGCGCAACGGTCTGTCCGAACTCAAAATACCAGCCTGTCGGGGCGATGATCGCAGCGCTGTTGACTTCGGTTCCCGGCGGCACAATCGGAACGTTGCCGGCAGTGATCGAAAGCCCGGTCGCGATATTGACGCCCGTCGCGGAGAACGTCGCAATATCGACACCGCCGATGGTCAACGCGGCCACTCCGGCGGATACCCAACGCAATCCGGTCGAGGGCTCGGCCGCGAACGAAACCCCAGGCAGCGCGATAGTCCCGCTGGCGCCGAGCCACTGCACATCGCGCAGCGATGTCGAGAGGCCGACGAATATGTTGTTCGCGCCATCGCAATAAACCAGCGCGGTACCGCCTTGAGGGATCACGGCCCCAGCAGTGCCACTCGTGGTCTTGAATTTCAGCGCAAACGCGCCAGTGCAATCGTTGGCGACGAGCCATAGTTTCGAGACGTCTGGCACCGTAACGGTCTGATCTGACGCGAGCGTTCCGGCGAGTACCACAACGGCCTGCGGCAGCGGATGTGGCCCGGCCGGCGGGACCACTTCATCCATCGCCAGATTGCCACCGGTCAGAGCATCGTTGGAATAGACGCCAGCGATCGAGGTGTCGAGCAGTTGCAGCGCGCCCTCATTGAGGTTGAGACCCCAAGCATTGTTGTTGTTGCCGGTGCCTTGAAGAATGGCACCGAGGCTGGTGGAAAAGGTATCGGCGGCCATTAGTAGTGTCCCCCTGGCGTCTCGGTGTAGAGATCAGCGCCGCGATACCCGAGATCGGATTCCGCCTGGATGCTCTGGATCATTTGCTGCATCGCTGTGACGTGCTTGGTGTACTCGTTGTCGTCTTTCATGAAGGCGGCAGCGGAGGCCATGCCCGCGACTCGAACGAGTTGCGGATAGCGAGTGGTGAGGAAATTGGTCGGATTTCTCACTGAGAGCAGCGGCGGCGACTTGTAGATCATCAACCGAAATTGCGTCGCGGTACCGAACGCGCCGTCAAATTGCAGGTGCTCGTCCCACACTGCCCATTGCAGCGGTTGACCCGAGATCAGGTTGTTGGCCGTGTAGGTGGCCGCCGATCCGCCGCCGGTGATGCCGCCGGCTGTGGCTTCCCCATCGGTCACGGTAAACTGGAACGTGTCGGCGTCGATAACGTTCGTCACCAGAGACGTGCCGTTGATCGTCACGCCATCGACGTCTGCGGCCCCTGCAATTGTGATATCGGAGCTTTGGTTGAGGCCATGGTTCACCTCAATGGCGGTGATGATGCCGGAGCCTTGCGCGCCGGTGGTGAATGGATCGGTTCCGAACGATCCGGATATCGAATCGTCGAACGTGCGCCCGTCAGTGACGGTCGATTCCGTACGCTGATAGTATCGATTGCCGAGATTGTCCCTCAGATCCCCGATGGGATCGAGGTAGCGGGCGGGCAGGGCGATCTTGGCGTTGCCAACCGGGAGCCCGAATACCCACTGGAAGCGCATCTCGCGCACCCGCAGCATCGAGTAAATCAGGGATTGCAGCTCGTCTACGACGGAGCCGACGTCAACTTTTGAATACCCGACCCAATTCAAAAGTGAGCCCGCCGTCCCTTTCGGGGCGACGAGCGTGGTGTAGTTCATTGCCATGATGGTGCGGTTAGGCCGCGACGCCGATAAGCTGCTTGAACGGAAGCGCAAGCTGATCTTCCGGAACCACCTTCTCGTCGAGCGCGAGAAGCTCGATGGCGCCCTTTTGATCTTTCACGACTTGGCCGAACCGCTTTTTGATCGCAGCCCGAACCTCGCCAAAGATGTACTGCGCTTCGCCGCGCGCCCAGGCTTCGAGGTTCACATCATCGCCTTGACCGGCGCCGCCTTTGGCGCCGGCCTTAGCGAGTTCTTCGTCGAGCGCTTCCGCGTCCGCATCGGCTGGCAGGGCCTGACCTTCCAACTTCCTCAATCGCCGTTCGGCTAGCGCGCGGATCTTGCCGTCCGGATCGCTGGAATCATCCAGAAATCCGTCGAGGTAAAAGCCTTGCGCGTCGAACGGGAGCCCATCTTGATAGAAATGCACGCGCGCATGACGATCGTCAGGCGTGCGTTCACCGTGGATGGTCGAAAAATCTTTCGACCGATCCATTCGCAGACGTGTGGCACTCAACGTCATAGCTTAGCTCCTCCGCTGATGCTTGACGGAGCCCGCCGCACCGGGGCCATCCTGCACGGCGCTCGTGCCGGTCAGGGAATGGCTCAGATTGGTGGGGCTGCCGCGGAACGAGCCGCCCTTGGTGTCAGGCAGGCTGACACCATGAACGTTGTCCTGCGGGTAGGCAGACTTGATGCTCTGCCCGTCGCCGATGCTTTTGGTGACGATGCCCGCGGACGCACCATCACCCAGCGGGTTTTTGGTGAAGACGGAATCAGACTTGCTACCGCTAGCCATGACTTATTGCTCCTGATCTTGGTTGGGACCCCAATAGTCAGGGGTGCCACCGGTGGGTGGACGCTCGCCGGTGATCCGGTTCGCGCGCGAGAGAACCGAGTAACCATCGAGCCCGGCGTCTCCGCAGTCCGCCCGCTTTGCATTGGGCGGCAGAGGATTCGCTGGCTTGAGGTCAACCGGCTGGTTGCGTTTGGCTTCCCCGAAGGGAAACCCCATGAAGAAAGCCATCGGCTTTGCCTCTTGGTTCGAGAACGAAAATGCCCGGCGTCTAAGCCGGGCATTGGTGGTCTTGTGGTGCTGCGATCAGAACCAGTCGATCGAGACTTCGTAGCGCCCGGTACCGTCGGGAGTGCCGCCAACGCCAGCCTTGCCGGTGATGAAAAACGGCGTGTCGGCGGGAAGCCGAACCGTCTCCAACTGGATGTGACCGGCATAGTCGTTGAGCGCGCGCGGTACGCCGCCGGTGTTGCCGGGAGCCGAGGCGACCAGCGAAGCGGCGTTGTACGGCGTGCCTGCGGCGGTGTTGCCAGCGATCGCCGTGCTCCCGAGACGGAAGCGCGCATAGGTGGCGTCACCCGATGCGGTACCGACGTCGATTTCGGGAACGGTGGTGGTGCCCACCATGTCGGCCGAAATCTCGGCCTCGATGTTGCGCACGTAGCCCACCTTGCCGGGCGGACCCTTGAAGGCCGTGGCTACCGTCGTCGCGCCAAAGGCGGACGACGCCATCTCGTAGACACGTTTTTCCGGAGTGTCGTAGCTCATGTTTGCTGCTCTCTTTCTGCGCCTGACGATCAGGTCGCGCTATCCCACTTGGCGACACGCGCGTTCAGCGCATCGGGGTGGACCAGACCGAAACCGCCGAGGTAGTACCAAGCCATGCCGCGCGAACGACCGTAGTCGCCGGGCAGCTTGGCGCGGATTTCCTCGGGCACGCACACCGCTTCCGTCACGGTGTCACCGCCCATCATGAACGCCCACGATGAGAGTGCATTGGTCCAAGGAGAGGCGGTGCCGCTCCACGGATCGTAGGTGGTGGAGTTCGCCGCGCCGCCCTTGGGGATTGCGGTCTGCTCGATGAACCGGAACGACTCGTAGCGTCCGATTTCACCGTTGAAGATGTGCGCCAGACCGGTCTCGGTGTACTGGTGCAGGGTCTCCAGGGTGTTCTTGAACCCGCGAAACGTGGTCGGGTGCGAGATCGAAACGTAGTCGTCCATGATGTAGGGCGGGATATTCCGCTCCTTCATCGCGTCGCCGATCGCCTTGACGTGTCCGGTGCCGAACGCGAGGTTGTTGGTGACGGACGCAACACCATTAACGTCGAGGTTGATTGCAGTCGCCGACGCACCACCGGCCGGCTCGAACCGGAGTGGCGTGTTGTTGAACTGCAAGAACGCTTCGATGTCGAAGTATTTGCGCGCGTCGTCCTTCAACGTCTTGTCGATGATATCGACAAGCTTTTGCTTCGCGAGGTCCGTCAGCTTGCCGGTGTAGGGCACGGAGTTACCCGCTTCGAACACAGTCAACTGATGCTGCTGGACCGTGAAGCCAGTCTCAGGCATCGACTTGGTTTCGTCGAGGCGACGGCCCTGAGTGCCCACATTGCTGTAGACGTCCCAATTGTACTTGTCGCCGCGATTGAGCCCCTTTTCCGAACCGTCCTGCGCGTCGCAGAGCTGGCGGAATTTGGTGAGTGGCTGGACTTGCTGCCGCAGCGTATCCGACAATTCGTCGGAATACATGTAGCCGCCTTCTGCCGCCACAGACCAGATTTGACCGACCATGGTGTAGTTCTCCTTCTTTCAACGAAAAGGCCGCCTCGAAGGGCGGCCTGTTTTCGATCTGATGATGATGTTCGGCTGTTAGCCGACCACCTGTCCGCGCTGCTTCCGCATGTTCATGACGACGTCCGACCGGCTCCGTGTAGTGGGGGCCTGCCGAGTGGCATCAGGACGTGGCGCAACAGCGCGAGTGGGTTGGCTTTGGATGTTTTCACGGCGAGCGGTGCGATCGACGTCCACTTCAATGCGTGGCCGCTGACGCTGCTGCTGTGCAGGCTGTTTCGGTGTGACACCACGGAACTTGTCGAACCGCGACTTGGCCTCGCTCAAGGCTTCGGTCGTGTTTCGAACAGGCTTCCCGTTGACGCGATAGAACCGATGCCAGTTGGCGAGTTCGTTGTTGTCTTTCGGGATTAACGTGGGATCGACGCCCAGCTTGGTGATGTCCTCGCGGTAGATGCGATACATGTAAGTTTCAAGCATCGCATTCGCGTCTTCATCTTTCGCCAAGTCAGGGTTTTGACCCATGAACTCCCTGAGCGCTTTCTGGGAGGCGGTGTGATCGTTATTGATCAGCCGGTCCAGTTGGCGCTTGTCGGCGCTCTCGTCGGATGCCTGGGTAATTACCTTGCGGATTTTCGCCGCGGCATCCTTGGGGTCACCGAACTGAATTTCCTCGATCGCCTGCTCAAGCTCGTCGGGGTGTTGACGCTCCTGGCCTCGGTCGTTGTTCAGTTCGTCGTCTTGCGCTCCTGTTTGGTCCTCGGGGTGTTGAGGGTCCTGGCCGGTACGCCTGGCCGAATTTCGGATATCGCGGGCTTCCGTCATGAGAGCTTTGCTCTCTTCGAGGTAGGTATCGGCGGCTTCCACCATCGACGCCCGCGCGAGGATTTCAGCATCCGTCAGCCAGACTTCGCGGCCTCGAATGATGAGCTTCTTCTTCTGCGGCTGCTGTTCTTGCCGCTGCTCGATGATCTCAGGTTCGGCACGGTCGCCGACGATGGTGGCGCCCGGTTCGGGTTCGGCGTCGTCAGGGCGACCGAACTTGCCGTACTTCATTTCCGGATCGTTCGGATCGCCGTTGTAGGGAACGTCGCCCTCGCCATCGGCGTTGCGGCGGAAGCGCTTCGCCATTTCGGCCCGCTTGATGTCACCCGGCGAGCGGCGGTCTACCGGCTCCTCCCGCTCTTGGTCCTCGGCGCGGGGGCGCTCGGTGAGCTGCCGCGCCGGATCGGGATCATTACCGGTGCCGTCGTTGATGCGATCCTGATACGGATCGGAACCGATGTTGTTGCCAGCATCGTCTACGATCTGCTGGCTGCGGTTGCGGGCTTCGGATTCCTGCTCGATCTGGAAGGGCGTGCGAGTGTCGTTTGGTGCCATGGTCAGATGTCCTGTGCTGTTTCACCGATGGCGCGGCGTTCATCCGCTACCTCGGGGTTGTTGAAAATGTCGTCGAGTTCGTCTCGCTCCATCTGATCGAGACGCCGATCAGCTTCCTTGCCGGCGACGATCAGCTTTTGCGTCCAGTCCACCAGATCGTCGTAGCGGCGGACCTCGTTCTGAAACTCACGCACCTGCTTGGTGTCGTTCGGGTCCACCATCACGAGGCCACGCATCGCGATCGCGGCTTGCTCTCGGGCAATAGCCAGAATGACAACCATCGGTTGGAGCTTCGCGTTCTTGTCGAGCTGCACTTCCAGCTCGGCGGATATTTCGACGGCGCGGTTCAGCGCCAGCCGCTCAATAGCGTCTCTGTTCATGCCCATCACTTTCGGTTTGGATCAGTCGAGCAGCGCGAGAACGTCGGCGATATCGGCCATGTCTTGCTCGTCGTAGTCTTGCTCGTTCAGCCGGTGCATGACGTCGGAGACGTCGTGTGCATCCATGATCTGACGGGCAATGCCGGGCATCGCCTGGGCGAGCTCGGGAAAGGTTTCATCGATCGGCAGCGCATCCGGCGCGATCGAAGGGGACCGCCGCATCCAATCGGGCGGCAGCGGAATCGGCTTCGGCGCCGGCGGCTTTGCCGGTGGCACCTTGGCGATCGGTTCAAGGCCGGTGCGCCGCTTGCGCCGCGGACGGTCGCCGTCGCCAGCGGAAGCGCCATTGCCGCCACCGCCGGAAATCGAGACAGTGATCGTTCCGGCGACGCCGATGCCGATGGCGCCGGTGAAGTTGCCGCCGGGATTGACACCGATGGTTCCGGCAAGGCCGATGCCGCGCGTGCCTTGAAAGAACGCCTGTACCCACCCGATAAACTGCCCGGCAACACCAACGCTGGCTGCACCGTGGATGCCGACCGTATCAACCAGCGCCAGCGATCCAGCACGGCCGATACCGGCAACTCCGACCAGAAGTGCGGCGGGGTTCGCGGTGATCCCGTGAGCGACACCGATGCCGGCAACGCCGACCAACCCGGTGGTGCCGGTGCGGCCGATCGAGCCAGCGATGCCGATGCCGGCGGTACCGACCAGATAGGCGCCAACGCCTGCGGTGATCGGTCCGGCAATACCGATGCCGACCGCGCGGCCGATGCCAGCGGAATCACTGGCAACGAACGATCCGGCAATGCCGGTGCCCGCCACACCGATGATAAGGGCCGCGGGATTTGCGGTGATGTGCCCGGCGACACCGATGCCGGCGGCGCCCGTGAAGTGTCCGGACCCATCGGTTGCCTGGGTGTACGGGAGAAGCTTGCGCTTTGGGCGCCGAACTACCGGCCTGCGAAAGACGTAGGCCATTTAGACTACGGTACTTCGCGCCACGCGATCGAACCGGAGACCACCGTCGAGGCTGGCGCAGCCGCCACGTCGATGATGAAGGCCTCGCCCGCCTGAATCACTTCGCGATCTTCCGGCGCCGGCAGGTATTGCCACGGCAGCAACACGTTCCACTGATGCGCCTGCAAGGTTTTCATCGTGCCGGTGCTCGTGGTCTGCGTCGTGATGTCGTTGGCGCGCGCCGTGGCGGTCGCCGTTTTGGTATCGCCGCTGTCTGACGGCGAGATGGTTGGCGCGGTACCGCCAGTGCCTTGCGTCACCGTGGCCGGAGCCACCTTGATGCGAAGCCGGATCTCGGCCGGCGCGGTGACGCCGCCTGCGGACAAGTCGATCTGGTGAATTTCCAGACCGTTCGCCTCGCCCGCCTTGAGCGAGAAAATATCCTGCAGCGCCGCGATGGTGACGTTTTCGAAGAACGTTTTATAGACCCGCTGGCCCATGGGCCTATCTCCTCAAATAATGACGTTGCCGAAACCACACCAACGATATCGGCGTGAACGAAAGAAAGAGGACGCCAGAACCGCCGACGCCGCCCAATGTGCTTGTAGAACCGGTCCAGCCGCCGCCGCCACCGCCACCGCCTAAGTTGGCTGCGCCTGCACCGCCGCCTAAGCCACCGGCCCCACCGCCGCCTAAGCCCCCTGCGGCAGAACCTGCGCCGCCGCGCGCATCTGGTGCGCCGCCGCCGCCGCCGGCGTAGTTGACCGGAGCGCCTGAGATCGATGAAGAATTTCCATCGCCACCCGCGCCAGGGCTTGTGCCAGCGTTCACACCGGGATTTTTCCAGCCGCCGCCACCGCCGCCTACGGAGTATGCGCCGCCGGGCTCGGTACCAATGCCGCCTTGGTTACCTTGGCCCGCTGGCGATGCTGGGCCACCGCCTGTACCGTCGTAGCCGCCGCCGCCAGACCCTCCGGCGATACCCGGGACGCTTCCGCTTCCGCCAGCGCCGCCGCCAGTAGACGTTAGACTGCCAAACGTTGAAGGCGATCCGTTACCAGCAACGCCCAAGCGATTATTTGCGAAACCGCCGCCGCCGATTACAACCGTTTGCGATCCGACGACTGGCAATTTGGTTGCGGTCCGGACGCCACCGGCCCCACCGCCGCCGCCAGCGCCGCCGGCACCGCCGGCCACCAAGAGGTAATCGACTTGAGTAACCAGTGTCGGCGGCGTCCACGATGTGGTGCCAACGCTGGTAAACGAAACCACCGTTGCGAACTCGTACACCAGCGGCAGTTCATCAAGCCCTGGATACCAAGGCATATCGCACAGCGCCGCGATATCGCGCGGGATCGGATCGCCGTCGATCTGGTGACGCATGAGCGCCAGCAGGAAGACGTCATAGGCATCCGGATCGTGGAAGATGCCTACCCACTTGATGAACCCGTCATGCAGCCGCGCCCGCGCGTAATAGTGGGTCTGGCTTCCGGCTCCCTGCGAGGAGTGCCGGTGATGCTGCGCGGTGCCGTACAGCCGCGGGAGGATGATTCCCTTGTGCGGTGACGGCGGGACGATCAGCCCGTCATAGGGCTGGAAGCCCATTAGGTGATCTGCAACACGGCGGTACCGACCGCTGCCACCGGCATGATCGCGGTGAAGGTGCCGCTCGATACCGTCTGCGTTCCGCCGAAGTCATAGACCGAGGTGCCGGGGTTCACGACGGGGCCGTTCTGCATGAAGTTGTAGAGCATGCACCCGATCGTCGAGAACGAAGCCGACGTCCAGGTCGGGTTGGGCGAGAACGAGGTGTAAGCCGATGGGCTCACGGCCACCGGATCGACATTGCCCATCGTCAGACCGCCAACGGTGTATCCGGTACCGCTGGTCTCGTCGGAATTCCCTGTCATATCGGAATAGCTGGTCGATGCCGCGCCATAGGTGCCGGCGATACCGACCTTGAACAGCGCGATCTTGAAGGTGTCGCCGGTCACGGTCACGGTGCCGATAGCGCCGGTCGTGGCTTCTGAAATCCTGATCGAGGCCGCGGACAGGATGCGCGCAACGACCGTATTGGCGGCAAAGTTTGTTCCGCTCAATTGATTGCCGACATAGACGCCGACCAGCGAAGAAACGGCGGTCAGGGTTTGCGTCGATGTGCCGGTCGCGGTGAAGGTGCGCGTTTGGCTGTGGCCATGAGCGCCGTTGAACAAGTCGCGCTTGTAGGAAGCGAGCATGGCGGTGGTGATCGAGCCCATCGGTTAAGCTCCCTTCGCCGCAACAGCGCGGTCATGGTGATATCGCCGCTCGATGTGCATCACGTCGGCGGTGTGCTGGGCGATGATCGCAACGAGGTGCGCCTGCACGTCCGGCTTGGCGAAATGCGCCGCGTAGGGCGTTGCCGCCAGTGCCGCGTTCACCTTGACCATAGTGGGGGTGACGTCCTCCATCGGGTCGATCGGCTTTTCGACGCGGGCGGTCGCGGCTTTCATGCTCGCCGGCGCCTCGGCGCGTTCGGCATCCTGCACCGTGGTATGGTGCGCGTTGAAGATCGCGAACAAGATTGGCTGCAAGTCACGCTTGGCCTGCCGCGCGGCGAGGGCTTCCGGAGACACCGAATCGTCCTTGACCACGATCAGGTTGACGATCGTGCTGGCCGTCAGGTCGGCCCACTTGTCGGCCGGATGCGGGCCGCCATTGGTGACCATGAAAGACGTAATCTGCATCTGTTAGTGCTCCTGAATGTGAAATTCTGAGGCGCGGCCATCGGGACCGCGCTTGGCGATCGTGACGGTGCGGGACTTCGGCTTGGTCGCCTTTTCGAGATTGGCCTGCTCGGCGGCACGATCGACCGCCTCTTGTTGGCCAGCATCACCTGCAGGAACGGTGTGATCGCCGATGTCGCCTGGGGCGACGCCTGCGTTGCCGTTGCCAGCGTTCGATGGCGGCTGAACCATTCCGTCACCGGGAGCCCCGGCGTCGTCACCGCCGCCGCTTCCGTCATCCATGCCGGGCTGAACCAGCGGCGAGCCGTCCGGATTGACACCGCGCGCCGCGTTCTGGCGGGCCATATGTGCGTCGGCGTGCTTGTGTCCCATTTCAGCCGCGCGGCCGAGCTGATCCATGTGACTTACGCTGTTCGCGAACTGCGAGTTCGTCCACGCGTCTTCCAGTTCCTTTTGACCGAGGCCCACCTTGGCCGCTGCTGCGAGCGCGGTCAGCACCAAAGCCTTGGCGCGCGATTTGTCGAGTTGGGTCTTTGCCTGCAACGCATCGAGTTGCGGCTGCTGCATCGGATTCTGAGAGGCAGGCCCCTTGATGATGAATCGCTTGCCGCCGTCGCGGTAACCGACCGCGCCGTACACTTCGTCCATGACCGCGACCGGATCGATCTGCATTTCGCCACTCTGGAACTGCTTGGACTTTTCGAGCAGCGGCATCGCGACGTTGGTCGCATCCTGAAACTTCGCGAGCCGCTGGCTCGGATCGCCCGAGCCGAGCCCGACGTTCACCCGCAGCGTGACCTCGTTTTCGAGCAGCTCGTTGGTGATCTGGTTGACGCCGTACTTCTCCATCAACTGCGCGCGGTCGCCGCAGATTCCGAGAATGATGGGGTCCGATTCGTAGAACTGGATGGCGCGCACGAGCTGGGAAAGCACCGGCTCGCACCACGTCTCAATCCAGATCCGGATATCGAACTCTTGAACCGCGTTCGCGGCGCCGGCCGCCAGCTTCAATCCGCCGAGGGTCTTGGACAGGTTGTTGTTGGAATCGACCGTGCCGTAATTCTGCTGACCGGCGATATCGTCGAACTCGATATCGAGGTTTTGCTTCATTAGGATGGCCGCCTGGGGCACATCCGGCGGCCGATCCCATGTGACGTCGGTAGCCGCCGTCACCATGATCGAGGAGCCTTGACCGCGGCGCTTCAAGGCGTCGAGGTCAACCTGTCGGCCGCGCACAACCTTCGTGACCGGGAGAACGTTCTGTTTCACGGCATCGAGCGTGAGGTTGCGGAGGTCATTAACCTCCATCTGCAACATCTGCCAGCTTTCCGCCGACGACATCGGGAACAGCCGGAACGCTTCCAGCGCGCCGATGCCGAATACCAAAGGTCGCTCTCCGAACTGTTCCGGATAGACCTCGCGAACCGGTCTCGGGTCGGTCAGCATGCACTTGTCGCCAACCGAGAGGAACGTCCAGTCGTCGCCAGCGCAACGCATGTAGGTCTCGTAGACCCAAATGATATCGAAGCTCTGGCCGTTATTGGCATCGTCCATGCGGTCGATGCCTTGCTCACGTGCACGGCGGATCGCAGCCATATCGAACTTGGCGCTATCGCCGGTACCGCGGAGCTGGCTTTCGGTCAGATCGCGCCACGGATTGCGCGGGTCTTTCTGCTTGGCTCGGATTTCGTCAATCCGCATCGGCCACTTGATGATGATGTAGGCCGCGTCCTGCGCCGGGTTGGTCCAGTCAGCCGCCGGATCGATGGTGATGTTTTCCGGCGGGATGCCCTGGCTATCGGGTCGATCGATGAACGGTTTCCAGACGGCCCGCTTCTGGCCGGTCGATTCCCCGTCATCGTCCTTAACGTCTTCGTCGCCGGTCTTTCGCAGCTCCAGCTTCCACGATTGCTTGGACATGCAGATGCCGGTGAGCACCGCGGTCTGCCGCATGCCGAGCGCCGTCAGGAACCACGGCATTGACGCCTTTCCGGAGGTCCGGCTGGTTCGATAGTTCAGAAGCTCCTGCACCACCGCGGCCGAAGCTTTCTGCCCCTGATCGGATTCATTGCCCGGCGTGCAGCTTATCGCGTCGATGGTGCCGAACAGCGAGGCGGCGACCGCCGCTAGATCCTTGCGAACCGCCGAGCGCGTCTTCGGGACGAACAGCTTGGAACGGTTTTTGAAGTCGTCGCTTGTATATTTCGAGCCGACGAAATGCTCTTGGTGGAAAGCCCGGTAAACCCGCGACCACGATTTGCGGTTGACCTGATTGATATAGAGCTGCGCCTGACTCTCGGCCTCGCGCACCAACTGCAAGAACTCCTGTTCCGTTGGCTGCTCGGAATATTCGTCGTCGTCGCCACCTTCGGCGGGGTTGGCGCCGTCCGTCCCTTGCGCCTCTGCGCGCGCATAGAGGTCATCGTCCTTGTTGTCGTCGGCAATTGAGAACTGCCGCGTTCGGGCATTCGTAACGGTATCCTCGCCGACCGGCGTGGAGCGCAGCATTACTGACGCCTCTTAAAGTCGATCTGCGCCAGATGCTTGTTGTCGCGTGCGTGCAGGAACGAGGAGACCTCGAAGCCGCGGCGCGGCAGATTGAACCGCTCCAGCAGTTCTCCACCGCCGTCGATCACCAGCTTCGGCGAAAGATCATCCCACTCGCCGAGCCGGATCAGCCATTTCAGCGTCGGTCCCATCAGCACCGGAATGCCGAAATACACAACGCCCTGGCTGGCGTCGGCGTTCGATTGCCACGGATAGCCGGGATAGTGGTGCGTCAAAATCTCGTTGACGCGGTTCGCCACGAACATATCGAAATCGCGGTGCATGTCCGGCGTGCCGTCCAGCGGTGCCTTGTACATCTGCACATTGAGCATCTGGCGGTCGCCGACACGATCAGGCGCGTCGGCGCGCACCAACTGCGGCACGTCGATATTCATGTTCACGACTCGTAGGCTCCGGAGGTGGCGTTGTTGCCGTAGAAGGTGTGCCCGGTGAACTCGTAGAACGGTTCACGACGGGTCTGCCGCTCGAAGTCGGGATCGGCACGCACCACAAGGGTCTTGAACGGCACCACTAACGTGGTGACCTTCGTGCGTGGCTTGTAGCGAGTATCGGCGGGCATGTTACTTGACCTGTCCAGGGTGAGAGACGAGTGCCGCCGGTGCGATGTCCTCGACCTTCTTGCAGGTCGGGCATTTCACCGGAACGGTATTGTTGGCGAGATCGCCGTCTGAAATTGTGCCGTCCGAGAGACCAAAGAGAAAAATTTCTCCGCAGTCGCATTCGATCGGCGTGCATTCGTTGTGCCCGCGACCTTTGAGTTGGTGCGGGATAGCGTCGAGGACTTTCACGATGATGGTCCTAGCTGTCCAAGTGGATGGTGGGTTCGGCCTTCATGGTCTCGAACTGCACCGGAGCCTTCGGCTCCATGTCGTAAATGCGGCTTACCGCATCGATCAGATCGTCATGCGGCGCGAACGGATGCAGCCGCATTTCTTCCATGAACGCGCGGGTCAGGTCGTACATGTCGCCGCGCTCGTCGCGCCGTCGCAATGCAGTCACCACGCGATGGTTTTGGAACGTGGCGGCGCAGTAGCGCTGCAACTTGGTTGGCCCGATCATCGGACGGTAGACGATGGTGTCCACTGCCGGGTTTTCTTTCATGCCGGCCTCGGCCGCCATGTTGTGGTCTTTCTCGGTCCACACGTCCCACAGCGCGGCGGTATTATAGCTGGGCTCACCAGCGACGGTTCTGCCGAAGTCCGGATGGTAAACCACGGCCGGGATGTAGAGCATCCCGCGGTTCATATCCGGCTCCAACCGCTCGATGCGGTCGTTCTTGGCGTTCTTGCCCGAGCCGTCCTTCGAGGAGTTCACCTCCTCGATCAGGAAGTAGTTGCCCTCGCGCTGCATGTTCTCGTTGAGAACCTCGATGTCGGACTGCATGCCATACTGCTCGTAGCCGATCCGCACCATCTGCACGCCGGGATGGTTGCGCCACTTCGACTCGTACTGCTTGATGAGCTGCCAGCGTTCGGACAGCTTCATCCGATGGCAGACACCATCGAGGAGATACTTATTGCCGCCGACGTCCACGCCCATGACGGCGATCGCGGTTCGGTCCGATCGCGGGCCGCGCCCCTTTGACGGGTCGCAGAGGATGTAGACGTTGAGCACCGAGGGCACCACGTCGTAGTGGCGCAGCATTCGGGTGCGGAAGGTGCTCTCGGTCCCGGCCAGCGGGTTGAGGAGCATCTGCGCGTTGACGGTAGATTGCTGCGCCAGCTTGACCTGATCCCACTTCTCCTGCGTCAGGAAGACTGGCGTGCCTTTCACGGTGCCATCATCCGTCGCCGGATAGCGCCGCTCCTTCAAAGCGCGCCGATCGAGCAGGATGCCGTAGGTGTCAGCGAACGAATATCGCGTGCCTTGGTGCCACTTCCGCGTCACCTTGGCGGTGCCGAGATTGTCCGAAAGCTCCCATGCGATGGTGACCTTCTTAATCATGTCCGGATTTCCGACCAGGGTGTCGGTGACCAGATCATCGTAATTTAGAAGATCAAAATGGCTTCCGACCGGCATGCCGTCGATCAAACCGTAGGCACTCATGGTAGGCTCGCGCGGGTTACCGCGGCGCTTGACTACAATGCCTTCCTTCTCGGACCATTTCGGAGATTCATTCTCCGGATCATCATAGAACACATCGGAATGGATGCGCTTCAGGTCCTCGTTGCGCTCCAGCTCGTTCTTGATCTGGACCAGAAACGGACGAGCCACATCATTCTTGCACGACAGGATGGCGATCTTGATCTCCGGATCAATGATCGTCTCCTGAATACAGCCGGCGAAGGTGCATATCGAAGACTTGTAGTGATATCGCGCCCATAGATCGAGGTAGCCATCGGGCTTGCTCTCGACCTCACGGCAGCGATCGAAGATCCATTCGTGCCACGCATCGACGCGTTTGCACGTCACCGTGAGCAGGTAGTACCGATCATTGGCGTTCATCAAGGCTTTCGCCTTGTCGTCCAGCGCGGTCTCAACGTGCTGGTAGAACTCCATGGTCTGCCAGAAATCAAGGAACGGCAGCTCGGTAACGATGAAGTTCGATAGCTCCTCGTTGTCGGCGGTTAGATACCGACTGGCTTTAAGCTCGCGGGCCATGCCCGAAGAATCGCAACACGCTGAAACCGAACTGGCCGCAGCGAGCTTTGAGCATCATCGCCGGCCGGTGCCAGCCGACCAAATCAAGATCAGGCGCACCGTGCTGCGGCGTGCTCACGGCCACCGGCGACGGCGGCATCAGCGCGCAGATCACATAGTCCCCGGGCGCATCCCGGTTCGGCAACAGCGCGTGCTTGCACCACTGACAACGCTTCATGCTGCGACACTCCCACGCTTGGCTCGAAAGTCTGCGATCGCCTGCGCCGATGGCGACAGACGCCGCGGCTCGTTGACGTCGTGCTCGACAACCTTGGCGCCGTCGCCCGCGTCAGGCATCGGCGGGGCGACCATTGGCACAAGGCCGGTACCGAGCGCGGAATAGAGCTTGGCGGCCTTGTCGGGCGCTAGCATCATCAGCTTGGTGTGCTGCGCCAGATCCTCGGCGAGAAGATAACGTGCGACCTTCACCAGCTTGCTGGTCTGATTTTCAAGCTCCTGATCGTCCATGCTGACCAGCGCCTGCACGCGATCCTTTGCGCCCGGCGGCAGGTTCCGGATGGCTTCGAGCAACGCATCGGCAACCGCTGCGGCCGGCGCATCCGGCGGCGCTACGGCCTTCACCTGCTTGATGGCGATAGCCTCCGGAGAGGTCGTCTCTGCCGTTTCACGCGCGACGCGCGCCTCCGACTTCCTGCCTTGATTCTGAGTAAGGCGAGGTTTGAAGCCGCTATTCTTCACGCGCATGATCGTCGATGCCGAAATATCCCAGCCGGCAGCGCGCATCGAAGCTTCGAGGCTACGCTGCGTCGGCTTCTCCGCGGCATTCCACGCGGCCTCGATGTCGCGCTCAGTTGGCCTACCGAGGCTTCCCGGTTCGATACTCATGCAACAGGTGTCCCAAATTGTGCGAGGTCCGGCGGCGCTGATGCTGCGGCCTGGGCGGACGGTTGAGGTTGTTCGACGGGCGTGCCGAACGATGAAAGGTCGGGGGCAGTCGGAGGAGACTGCAAGGATGCTACGGGCATGCTCGAAGCATCCTCGGGGGATGCTACTGGCGTGCCGTAAGCTGAAAGGTCGGCCGGTTCGGCGGTGGCCGAAACTCCCGTTGCCGGGGTCGAAACGTCACCGCCGAACCGTGCCATGCGCTTCCCAATGTCCCCCATCACAGTTTCATTGAGGTTGCCGATCGTTCCGGCTCGCGCGAAATGAGGGTTTAAGCTCATTTCCTGCTGGGTGAAGATCGCATCGACCGGAGTCGATGGGTCCATCTTCAACGTCCGCGCAGCTCGTGTGGCCCCGAAATGGTGGCCTAAATATGCTTCCTGATCGGTCGGATCGCGACCGAGCACCGATCGCATGCTCGAGCGTATGTCGGGCAGGGACCGCATCCAGCCCGCGGCCTGATCAGCAGGGTCGTCGCTCTCGCCAACGCCGTACTTGGCGCGCAGATCTCCGCGCATCTGGTAGATACCTTTGATGGTCTTGCTGGCGCGGGCCTGCGGATCGAACTTGGCATTCTCGCGTTCGGCTACCGCCATCGCGAAAGCCGGATCTTCACCGGCGTCGCGGGCCGCCTTGACGATGGCGTCCCTGACAGCCTGGGTGTCGCGGGCCATCAGCGGTAGTCGAAATAGATGGCGACCGCGAGGATAGCAATAACGCCACAGACGGCATACCAGCCGAGGACGGCGTAATCATGCGGCGTCACGGGGTCGGCAATCCTGCCGAGGCGCGGACCAGCCATTGCCGAGCAAGCTCAAGCTGGATGATCGGGTCGTAGGCGCCGGTGTCCACGCCCCAGGCGAAGACGGTCGGATATTCCCGCTCGTGCGGCATGACGGCGAACAGGCCATCGACTTCGCCGTATTCACCGGCCTCAATGCGATCCGCGAGCGCGCGGAGCTGGGCTGGGATCTCGGCGAGGCTGGGGCCCTCGAAAATAGGAACGACCTTGAGGTCGGTCATCAGTCGATGCCGAGATCATTGGAAAACTGTCCGACGTCGGACAGGATGTCGTCGCCAGAAGCGTGGATCTTGTCGCCGAGCTTGCTGACGGCTTGGATGCCGGCGATCTCCTTGTCCATGCCGGACTGCACGTTCGCAATGCTGTCGTCGAGCAGCTTCGCCACCTTGGCGCGGTGATCGGCCATCATCTGCTTGAGGCGCTGGCCGACATTGCCTGTTCCTGTGACGCTCACGGGTGCGGTCTCCTTGGCTGGGGCTGCCGCGGCTACGGGCGCGGTCGGCGCCGCCGGCATCGGGGTTTCGATCTGCGCCGGTGCTGCTGGCGCTGCGGTGGCGGGCGCCGAGAGAGCGAGGCGGATGGCCGTCTCGATCTCGGTGTCGCCGGAGAAGGGGTCGAGGCCGATGGTCCGACCGTCGATTCCGAACACCATCCGGCCACCAACGATCGCAACGGACAGTTGGTCGATGCCAGCGATGTCGGCGAGACGCGCCTTGATCGCATGGAGGTGGTCGGGATCGGCGGGAGCCACGGTCTACTTGACCTTTTTCAGGTTCGGATTGGCCTTCTTCGCGGCCGGGCTGGCGTCGCGGCTCGACTTCGCGAGGATCGCGCCGGCTTCCTTTTTCGGGATGCCTTCGGACTTGGCGATCTTACCTTCGACCTTCTTGAACGACATTGTAGCCTCCTGTTGTGATGGGTGGAGCGGCCTGTCGGATTCGAACCGACGACATCCGGCTTGGAAGACCAACGCTCTACCTCTGAGCTAAGGCCGCGAACCGCTCCGTTTGATCGGCGTCCCGACCGGACGCGGGCCCGGTGGAGCGGAATTGGGGTGCAGAAACGCGAAAGCCCGAGACCTGTACATCCGAGGTCTCGGGCTTCATGCGCTGGGTTATTCGGTGAGGTTCGAACGGTTTCTACTTGGCACCTCAGATAGGTTGTAACCCTATCTATTAAGCCTCCGACCCGCTCGACGATTGGTGCCGGGCTTTGGTTCCGGCGGGAAGCATGTTGGCCTCCGAAGTAAGGGGGGAAACGAATCACTCCCTTGTGAATAATTTGACACTACGGGCGAGAGTCAACAGGGGTCAAGTCCCTGCGCCGCAATATCAACTGGCTGATTCAGCCGGTGACGCAGTTTGTGGAGCACTCCGAATCGGGAAAGCCAGCATCAGTTCGGCGTACCGCGCCGGGTGGGCGATGATGCGCCCTTGGATCCGGAATATCGCAGGCACTTTCCGAAACTCGCCGCCGAACCGCTTCATCAGCTTCTTGCGGACGCGCTTCGAGCGATGACGTGACGTCGGGAACAATCGCTCGGTCGTCTCAGCGAGTGCGTTGTGGTCCTTGATAATCCGCACGCCATCGAAGGGTAGCGGGTAGATCGGGCCGGACTTGGCTTCGATATCTCGTACCAATCGAGACGCCGCCATCAAGGAATCGATCGTGAGGACCATTTACTTCTCCCTCGCGTGAGGCTGCCACACCCACGTCTTATCGTCAAAAACGTAGTCGCCACCCTTGGTGCCAGCCTGGGCGCCGGGGATCGCCTTCTTTGTTGCCGGGTCGATCATAACCGAAAAGACGGCCCTGGCATCGGCAAGGTGCTTCTGATGCCAAGGGCCGCCTTCGCAGAGGCCGTAGTAGATGCGCGGCCGATCGGTCACGCGGTCGGCTTGGTCGGGTCAACGTCGGCACCGGTTTGCGCCGCCGGATCGAGAGCCGGTGCAGCTTTGGCGGCAGCAACCACATCGTCATGAGCGGCCTTCTCGCCCTTGACGTCGGCGAGCAGCTGCTTGCCTTCGGCGGTAGCGGCGTCCCAAAGGCGCTGACCGTCCGATACCAACAGGACCTCGAAGTGGTGGAAATACGATAAGCCGCGGGCGAGCGGGCTGGACAGGTTCGGATGGGGCAGGGCAGCCGGAATGATGTGAGCGGGAACGGCTGGCACAGATCCAGCGCCGGTAACTACTTCGGTCATGGGTGGTGGTCCTCAGGTTGCGGGTGCGTCGGCGACGCCCCAGGTGATAGTGATCTCGAAGCCAGAGTGGGCGCCATCAGCGCCGAGCACTCCGGTGGTGACGCTGCCGACATAGGTGAGGGCAGCAGGATCAACGCCTAGCTTCTCGGCAGCCGGCGCACGACTGGCATCGATGCAAGCTCCGCCGACCGTCGGGTCGGTGAAGGTGGTGGTGATGGTCGTGGTGGGCATGACTATCGGTCCTTCTTGGTTGCGGCATAGATCGCGGTTGCGATAATCAGCACCACGGCGCCGAGCACCATGAGGGCGATGGCAACGTCGAACTCGCCCCTCATGGCTGACGTCCTTCCGGCTTGATGAACGCCGGCAGCGGGACAGGGCCGCCAAACACCAGGGCGCGCATGTCCTGCAAGTGATTGTTCATCGCTGCGACTTGCTCGGTAGTCTCAAGACGCCAGTTCTTTGGGCGCAGGCCGGCCGCCCAGGCTGCATCGAGCGCGCTTTGCAGGAAGGAGAGACCTTCCGGTCCCGAGATCGTCGGCTGGAGACAATGGGCCTCGAACTCCTCTGGCGGTTTCTTGAAGAACACTATCGGTTCGGCGACCGAGACAATCCGATCGCCATGGTCGAGCATGCAGATCAGCACATCCTGACCGCGCCGATAGAGCGTTTGATTGGTCAGGATCGTGAGACGGTCGCGGATGACGTCGCCGCTCGGTGCGACTGAGAAGGATGGATCAGTCATCGCAATTCTCCGGTCGAGCGCAGATGCGCTTCATCGCTGATGTTCTTCTGGCGGCGATACCAGCCGTGGCGCATCAGCATCTTCTCGGTGATCGGGATCGATCCGATGCTGCGAAGATTGTTGGCGCCACGAAAGCGCTTGAAGCTGAAGGACGAGCCCTGCGTCGCTGCCCGGTGCGCATCGCGCTTCTCGCACGAGCCGATCAACTGTCGGCGGCGCCGACCATACTTCCAGCCCTTGGTCGCATGCAGTTCGAAGGTCTCCTCGATGCCGAACGCCCGGTAGCCAAGGTCCGGATCACTGTGACGCTGGACGGTGATGAACCGCTCAGTCTTGATGCCAACGATCATTTCTTCTTCCCCTTCTTCGCCCCGTGGATGGTGAAATTGGTGCCCGGCACGGTGCGGTCTTTGCCGGCGTACGGGATCAGCTTGCGCGGGCCTTTGGCCTTGCGCTCGCGCTCCTCGCGAAGCTCGCGCAGGCGCAGCTCATGAGGCCCGATTTTCTCGTGGCTCATGGTGCGCACCGCGCTATAATAAAGGGTGGGACGAGGGGTGAACGCGCGATGAACCAACGTCCAATGCAACGTCCAACTCCGACCAAGTTCCGAAGGAGGATTTCATTGATTTTGCTGGGGAATTTCCGTCCGTATTGGATATATGGATCGGTCAATGAGAGCGCCGTGACCGGTAAAATAGTCTTGTAAATACAGGCTTTGACCTGTTCTAATTGACCTTTTCCGACTGCACGCTGCATTTTTACGTCCAACGAATCGTTCAACACTGGATTATAATGACCGATCATTTGACAAAGCGAAATGGCGTTTGGCAGTTCGCGCGCCGAGTTCCCATTGAATTTTCGCATCTTGATACCCGTGGTGTGGTGAAGCACTCCACCAAGGTGAAGGTGAGCAAGGATATCCGCGGCGCGCGGGCAGCCCGTGTAGCCGAAGGCATGAACCGAGATCTGGAGGCTTACTGGCGTGGCCTCGTCGAAGGTAAAGCCCAGGAGGCGTCCGATCGCTACGATGAGGCGCGGCGTCGCGCGCGAGCGCTGGGGTTCGACTACACACAAACGCAGGAACTCGCCAGCCGTTCCACGCTCGAAGTGCTGGAGCGGCTTGAGAAGCTGGTGGCGAAGGGTGTGGTTGATGACAGGGGAGCGGCCGTGGCGCTCACGGGTGCCGAGAAGCGGCCGGTGGTGAAGCTGTCCGAGGTCTTCTCTCTCTTTGAGAAGCAGACCAAGAACGAGGTCAAGGACATGTCGCCGAACCAGCTCCATCGCTGGAAGAACGCCTACATGCTGGCGGTGACGGGCTTCATCTCCGTGGTCGGCGATAAGGGACTCGGCGAGCTGTCGCACACCGATGTGCTCGATTACGTGGACTGGCTCGGCGGTCGCGTCAACGAGGAGGAGATCGTCGCCAAGTCGGCCAACAAATACATCGGCCACGTCAGCAAGATGATTAAGGAGATCAACCGGAAGCTTCGGCTCGGGCTGCCGGACTTCTTTTCCGGCATGCTCCTGCAAGGCGTCGTGCACGAGTCCCGGCCACCATTCCCAATCGAGTTCGTGCAGAACCGTATCCTCGCCGATGGCGCTCTGATGGGTTTGAACGCCGAGGCCAGGGGCGCCGTGTTCGTGATCGCTGATACCGGTCTGCGGCTGTCGGAGACGCTCAACCTCAATGAGACCACCATCCACCTTGACTGCGATATCCCGCACGTTGAGGTGTTGCCGGATGGTCGCCGCGTCAAAACCAAAGATTCGATCAGGGCGATTCCCTTGGTGGGCACCGCGCTGGCGGCTATGAGGATGTTCCCGAAGGGCTTCCCGCGGTACCTCGACAAAGCGTCCTCGTTCTCTGGCTACGTGAACGGCTATCTGCTCGACAATGATCTGCGGCCAACGCGCAAGCACAGCCTCTACTCGCTGCGGCACACATTCAAGGACCGGCTGATCGCGGCGAAGTGCCAAGATTCCATGATCGAGGCCCTGATGGGCCACAGCGATGACCATCCCAAATACGGGAGCGGGCCTGCGCTCGATCTGAAATTCGAGGTGCTTCATGCGATTGCCTTCACGCCACCGGCGGTCCTGTAGGCATCGAGCAGCTTCCGCGCCCGGCCTGCCGCGTCCTGGCTGGAGCGCATAGCCTCGGCCTCGCGCTCCAGCTTCTCGAAGATCGGGGCAAGATCCAGCCCGTGCCGCTCCATGAGGTACGCAGTGACGACAAGTCCTCGCTCTATACGCTGGAGCGTTACAGGCTGGTGATCGGCCACCATCAGACAGCCACCGGCAATTGTCCGGCGAGCGGCAGAACGCGCCACAGTAGCTCGGCTTGGTCCTCAGTTATGGCGTGCGTTTCCGTGCCCACCGTGAAGGTCACGCCGTCTTTCGACATTGAAACGCGAAGCGGGCGACGTCCGCTGCACGCCAGATCGACGATTTCCTGATCGGTCACCGTTTCCCCCTCCGGTTCGAGCGCGGAGCCTCGGTCACACCGAAGCCCTTGGCGACCATGCGGAGCACCACGGCGACGTTATCGCGGGTGGCAGCCGGCGGCTCGATGTCCGAGCAGCACAGGTCATCGAGGAGCGACTTGGCCTGCGAGCCGTAAGGCCCGAGGATCTTCATCAGCTTCTCGTATTCCTTCTTGGCGTGGCGGGCGGCATCCTCGTAGTCGTCGGTGGTGCCGTTGATCTCGTGGCGCTCCAACTCCTGATCGGTGCCGAAGGCGCGCTCGTAGCTCGGGCTCTTGGTGTTGCGCCGGGTGGTGGTGCAGAACTTTTCGAACCGGGCGAGGATCATGGCGTAGCGGCGGCCGGCCTCGAACTCCAGATCGGTCAGATGCGTCATGATCCGCATGCGCCCGAGCGCCGAGTTGGTTTCCTTGGCGATGATGCCGAGCTTCACGAGATCGTCACCGTGATGCTGTATAGCTTTCCATATCTGGCGCCCGCGCGCCTTGGCGAGGTTTCGCTTCGTCTTGGCGCGCGGGTATTTGGTCACAGCAGACACGGATTTGATTTGTTCGTTCACTACGGTAGCCCCTGTGGTGTGCATGTTGATTGGTCTGCCTTGGTGGTGGTGGTGGTTAGCGATTGACTGGATCGCGGAAACCCTTGGCGTGGTAGCCAGCGGCATTGAGGGCATCGACGATCTTGCAGACGGTGAAGGAATTGAGGTTCCACACCTCGTCCGGTGCCAGCCCTCCGCGGCCCTGCTGCATCGCCATTTCGACCTCAGCGATGAAGCCGCAGACGATCTTTTGGTTGGTGACGCGGAGGTGCTCGCGGCGCTGGCGGCTGGTGGCCTCAAGCAAACCCCGCTGTTCCTCCATCCGGCCCGCGTGGACGGCCTCCCGCAGAACGCGCTCGACGTCGCCGCCGGTCTTCTTTCGAGCCTCGACCATCAGCACGCGGGCAGTGACAGCCAAGCTATCGACGGGCGCCGATACGAGGTTCGCGCCATCCGCATCGGATGCACCGATCGCGGTGGTGGACCGCATCGGCTGCGCGTTGTCGGCGTACAGCGCCCTGTTGTGTGCCAAGTCTGCGACTTGCTCAGAACGGCGTGAGGTCTGCACCGGTGAAGTCCGCGCCTTGGCTGCCTTCCGGATAGGCGTCGTCGATCCATGAGCCTTCCGCTTCACCTTTCGAGATACCGACCGATTCCGCTTCTCGACCAGCGCCTGCGCTTTCTTCTCCCGCCGGGTCGCCCACGCCTTCTCCAGCACTGACGGGTCCCGCTTCCGTCCCCGTAGCTTCTCTCCGGTCTTGGTCGTCATGGTCAGTCTCCGTGTTGTGCTCGACCACCGTGGCCGGCAGATTCCGTTTCAAATAAATTTCGAGCCACTCGCTGCACGTCAGGCCGCAGCCCATCATCCGCGCACCAGGGCCACCACGCGCGCGCTCGGCGCGGTCCTTCTGCTCGCGTTCGTCGATGAAACGCTTGGCTTCGGCGGTGGCGGCGATGCGCGCGTAGCTCATCGAGCAGCCACCAAGACGCGCCACACAGCCTCATTGACGTACACGCCGGGCGCGATGGCGATCATCGTCGCGCCATCCGTCGATCGGATGTAGGGCTCGGTGCTGTTCATGCCGCTACCAGGGCGAGCGTCGCCAACTCGACGATGATCTTGCGATTGCGGAATCGTTCGGCCGCGTGCCGCGTATCGAAGCGCCAGAACGGCATGCTTTCCCCATCCGCCGCTGATGGAATGTTCGTGACACCGCCGTCCGGCATGCAAAACACGAAAAACTCACCGCGATGGTCGATGAGTCTCCAATTTTTGATTGCGTTCGTAAGCTCGTCGGCGGTCTGGACGATCTGCGCGTGGGTCAACTTCACGATACGGGCTCCTTCGATGGTGCGGCCACAAGGCCGGTTTGGGGATTGATGTTGTGCTTGGTGAGGAAGATGTTCGGGCACTTGCAGCCGGGCTGGCCGGGCTCGGGGCCAAGCGATTTGTAGGACCATGAGCTGCCGCCCTTCGCCCACAGCTTGCAGGCGCGATCCCAATTCTCGGGCGTTGGTTGGTTGTTCACTTCGACGCGCGGCGCTATCAGCTTCGGCTTAGCTGCCTCGCGCTCCTTCCAGCGTGCGCACCACATCTGCCACGTCGCAGACCAGTTCTTCGAGAACGTGCCGTGCTGGGCGTTGTAGGCGTGGAAGGTCAGCACCTCGGCGCGCAGGTCGTCGTCGTTCATGCCGTAGACCGATGCCGTGGCCTGATCGGTAGCCTCGGGGATCCAGCTCTCGGGCAAGGTGGTGCCCAACGGGTTGAAACTTACTTCCTTCGAAACCTCGATAGCCTTCGGAGGGTCGTCGTCGTGCTTCGGCGCCTCGCGCGTAACAACTCTCTCGTTAGAGAGAGTTGTTTGTAGATGTAGTTGTAGATGTGTTGGCTCGGGGCTCACTGGCTTGGCGCGCGGCGCACGCTTCGGGGGCGCGTCCGGTTTGCTTGGGGCTTGCTCGGAGCTGCGCTTATTAGCCTTAGCGAGCGCAGCGTGGCGGGCGCGGTCGCTGCTCTTGGTGTGCTTCTCGTGGCGCTCGGCGATCTCGGCTTCGATGCGGTCATGCCGCCATACATCGCCATCGGCTTTGAAGAACGGCTCCAGCGCCACGCGGGCTATCAGCCATCGATCGAGAGGCAATCTGGCGGTCCCAGCCAGCGCGCGATCGTAGCCCGGTAAGGGCTTCTCGGTGCGGTAGTAGGTCAGCATCAGCAGGAGGTACGCACCATGCTCCTCGGTGGTGAGATGCATCGTGTTGCCGAGATAGTCGTCGGTGTAGAAAGAGAACCATGGGAGGCTCATCGAAAGATACTCCCCATGATGTCGGCCAGCCGTGATGACCAATCCGGAACGTAGTCAGCCCGCAAATCCTCCTGGGGATCAGCCGAATTGCACGGCTTGCAGAGCGGCTGGAGATTCCCGATGCAGTCGCAACCGCCGGCGTGCAGGGAAATGATGTGATCTTTGGCGAGCACGGCATCGGCGGCGCCGCATTTGACGCAACACCCGATCATTGATGAAAGGATATTCCACTCAAGCGCGGTGTGAGTGCCCATCTTGCGAGCGGCAGCCAATCGCACTGCGCGGGTTTCGACATAACGTTGGCGCGTGTCGTACGCTTCCCTCGTCGTCCACATCTGGCGCATCTATCAGCCCTTCACGATCTGGAGGAGGTCGGAGAGCGACTGGCGCATCGCGAGGATCTCGGCAGGCGCGATGGTGCGGCGGCGACCATCTTCCAGAGCGACCTCGGCGGCTTTGATAATGCTCTCCAGCAGCGCGCGGGAGCCGCGCAGCTTGTTGCCAAGCTCGACCTGTAGGCCGGCGATCTCCAGGCAATCGGCACCACCGCGGCTGGCGATCGGGGCCGACACCACATCGGCGGGGTCGAAGCTCTTGACGAGTTCGAGCTTGAACCGGACCTGATCGGCCGGGCTCGCGAAGATGATGCGGACCTCGGGAATCTCTTGGCAGTGGGCGGCGCGGGCGATACCGCGCACGATCAGCATCGCGTCGTCTAAAACGGTCATGTGGTTTCCTCGCAAAAGAGATCGGAGACGGCCCGCTGGGCATGCCTGCGGGCCTTGATGCCGGCGGCGCGCACCGGCGCGTCATATCGGTTGTGGCAGCCCTGGCAGAGGTGCAGCAGGTTCTCGTCCGCGCAGTTCTCGGGCTGGTGATCAAGGTGGGCGACGGTGAGGACGATCTGCGGTCCTTCGATGTCGTCGATGGGCATGCCGTTCCATTGACCGCAGCGATTGCCAAGTGCAGCCCCATCAAAGGGGACGCCGTGCATCCTGCCGCATTGCCCCGTGCATTCGCAGCGGTTGCCGGAGCGCGCACGAATGCGCGGCACCACGACGGTTTTCCAATCGCGGGGGTAGCGGGCTTTGTTCTCGGGGCGGATGGGCACTGGTGACCTCGGTGATGGCGAGGGCGGCCGGTGAGGGTTCACCGGCCGTAGTGTCGCAGCGATGGTTAGGAGGCGGTCCCGTAGACGGTGGTCAGGTGATCGGTGTCGGTCTCGATCCGCTGCACGATCTCTTGGAAGCGGTTCTGACGGACGTTCTCGGGGCGCAGGAGCTTGTACCAAAGGGTAAGCTGGCCTTCGGAGCCGATGCGACGACGCAGCATCGCGCGGATCTCCACGTTGTCGTCGCCGAAGTAGACCGGGATCGAGAGGCCGATCTGCAACGGGAGCGCCACCTTGCCCTTGGTCTGCGCGCCGCTCTCCTTGGTGAACTCCATGTTGTCGACGGAGCCGGCGCGGATGGTCGATCCCCACTTCACGTTGCGGGTGCCTTCAAGGTCGCGGACGAGTTCGAGCAGGCCGGCGCCATCGGGATCAACCACGTCGGGCGCGTTGTCTTCGAGGAAGCTCACGAAATCGAGCTGGGACATTTCCTCTTCGTCGTTCTTGATCCACGTCTGCCATTCGATCGAGCGCGGCAGCGTCAGGACGGCGCGATGCTGAACGAGGTCGGCCTTCACATCGAACTTCGCGTCGGGGTCGGCCTCGTGGTGGTAGTCAATCATGCCGACGATGGTGTCGCGGGTGATGTCGGCGAAGATCACGCTGTCCGGGTTCTTGAAGCGGTTGAGATAAGCGGTCAGCGACATTTCGTTCTGGAGGCTGACGGTCTGCTTCGTCCACTGCATGCGGGGCGGCGCAACGTCCTGGGCGAGCTGCGGGACTTCCTTGGCGATATAGCCGGGCGGGTGAAGGATGAACTCGCGACCGCCGCTCATCGCAACGGTGGACGGCGTGCCGCTCGCCAACACGGCAAGCTCGGCAATCTTCGCAGCACTGTTCTCGGTAGTCATGGTGACGATCTCCTGATGTGTGTGAATGTGAATGTTTGAACGCAAAGCTACGCCGTTGACGGAAATGACTTCCGCGCGATCGATTGTGGTGAGTTACGTCAGTAGGTTAGGCAGCGACGTTAGATGTCGTTGCCGGTCGCCCCGTTGAAGCGGCGGGATGCGATGTCGATGGTCTTGCCGTCGCTGTTGATGGTGCCGTCCAAAGTGAGCTGGCGCGGATCATCGCGGACCAGTTCGCCGTCCTTCGGATAGAAGATGCCCTTGGGAATGGACTCGACCGGGATCGAGTTCGTGATGCTGATGTCAACATCCAACTCGGTATCGCCGCCCTTCAACGGAGCGATCGTCATTTTGATGGTGATCGACCCCTTCTTCCCGGTGGCCTCGACGGCCTCGACTACCTTCCTGAGTGCGGCGTCTGCTGTTCGAGCTGCCGCACCGCCGCGCATAGTGCAAATGACGTCTGTGGTATGACCCATCGCCAAGTTCCCTCTGTAGAGACAAAATTAATGATTGACCGACCGAATCATAGCACTGATTCGCCGACTTTACGCCATGGTGAGGTTCAAATACACTCACCATGGGATATAATTTATGGGGGATAAGCGGGACGGTTGTCGTTGACGGGTCGGTACTGGAGGGCGCCGGATCGATTGCCGTCGCAAAAGATATCGAAAACTTCGCGCCACCCCATGATTACCAGCGGGTGCAGACCGGACGCATTGCAGTATTCCCGCATCGCAAAACATCGAGCGTGGAAGAAGTGGCGCTGCTCGGCGGCGAATGACGGGGTGTTCACGGCTTGCCGGCCTTGCCGCAGTAGCCGACACGCTCGGTTGGACCGGTGCCATGTTCGGTGGCGTCTCCAAAGAGGCGAGCCTCCTTGTCGCGCCAGCCACGCCAGCGCCACGCCATGCAGGCGGCGCCGATGCAGTGCGATGGTGACGAATAGGCGGCGCGCGCCATCGGCATTGCCATAGCCGACTGCATGCTCGACACGAACCCATCGCCGAAGCTCTCCTGGCACCGCTTGGTCTTGGCTTCTTCCTCGGTGACGATCATCGGATGCTCTCCACGATGATGTGGCTCGCGCTCATGTCCGGATAAGCGAGCAGGTACCAGACGATGAGGATGACGGCGATGACGACGGTAGATGTGATGGCGCGGCTCACAGGCCTTCTCCTTCGGTGATGTCGGGGATATGGATGCAGGCGAGGCGGTGCGAGGAGCACTCGTCGGCATCGGCGAGGGCTTTGGTGCCGTAGACCTTGCCGAGCGGCAGGCCATAGTTCTCGTGCTCGTCGTACACGTTCACCCATCCACCCTTGATGGTGCGCTTGGCCTCGGCGCTCGTGTTGAGCGGTTCGGGGAACGTGTACCGCCGCAGGAAGCCCTCGACGATCTTGAGGCGATCATGGAGAGCGTTGATCGCTTCCTCGACGGGCGTGGCCGGCCGGTCGGTTGGTGTCAGGCCCAGCGCCGCCGGCATCTGACACTCAAGCGCAGAGACCCGGGATTCCATCGTCGGCTCGGGCCGAGCGTTCATCATCTTGTTGATGTCAGCCTGGGCGCCGTGGCCGTCTTCGATGGCTCCGGGCATGAGGTCGTGCTCGTGGTCGCCATCAGCGTAAGCTCGATAGCGGCCTTGGGCTGTCCACCATTGGTTTCCGGTGAGCCGGTCGAACATGCCGCCGAGCGGATAGTTGCTGCGCTCTTTAATCTCGCGGATCTTCACGAACCATCCCTGGCGCGTGCGATATGTCTTGCCGGCTTCGAACGTCATCGTCACATCCCTATGGTTTCAAAGATCCAGACTTGATTATCTAAGTCTCGCGGCGGGATCGTCGCAAGCAGCCTGCCCAGGCGCGTAGTGAGCGGGACGACGACTGCGTAAGAAGGCCAATCAGTCCAGCCGGGCTTGCGCACCATGCAGACGATCATGAGCGATCCACCTTTGCCGTGATGGTCCTACGCTTGCTGTCGCTCGGCGAGCACACGATGCACACGTCCTGGGTGGGCTCGGGATCATGGTCTCCGACGACAACCATACGTCGATAGGTGCTATTGTTGTCGGTCACGTCGCATGTCTGGCGCTGTCCGTTCGCTCGTTGGCCGCTCCGCAGGGTCATGACAGTTTCCCTTCCGGTCGCCCAGCGACGACGGTGCTGTAATCTTGAAACCAGATCGGGAGCGGATCTGATGCGGGATCAGCGGCGACATGGGCATGCGTGTCGCATTTGGTGATCCCGGCGGCAGCCCAGGCGGTGTGCATGCGGTGGAGAGCGCGCCCGGTGTGGGCGCCATCGGCGTAGGGATCGAGCATTTCCCAATCATCAGCGAGGCGAGTTGCGATGTCGCAGGCGATCGCGGCCGATTCCTGATCGGTGAACAGGCCGCAGCCCATGCCAGAAGGGCAGGTGCGTGATGGTGTGCAGCGTGTCGAAGGTGCGGGGCCCGCAGATGAAGAAGTCCATCTTGCAGATGCCCCACGGTCCACGGACGATGCCGAACACGCACGCCATCTCGCTCGATGGCGACTTCACAGCGTAGCGGGCGAAGCTCCAGCCGCGGCGGAAGGTCTCGCGCTGCATGAAGCTCCAGCTCGCCCAATCGAGCGCAGGCGGCTCGCGCTCGGGTGCCAGCGGGTGCTGTGGCTGCGGTTTGCAGTCGCCTCGACAATGCGGATAGACGCACGCATCGAGCGGGATCGGCATCCCAGGGTCATCGGTACGCAATACTGGTTCAACCGATGCCTTGGAGGGACGAAAGCGGGAGAGGAAGGCGGGGATTCTCATGGTGCAGCGGTCCCACTTTTGATGTAGCTCTCGATTGCACGAACGCCGTGCGCTGCCGCCTCGATGTCGCGGGCGGCTTTCTCCCAACCGGGAAACACACAGGTGGTCTTTCTGAATGGCGGCCAGATAGCGCGCGTCGTGAAGGTGCCCTCGGCCCTGATCCTGGCTGCGCTGGTTTCCCAGTTCGTCGCCAACTCGTCGCATATGCGAGCGCACCGATCGCGCTCGGCTTGGACTTCCGGTGCGATGCTCATGGCTTGCTCCGGGCATGCTCGGAGTAGAACTTGAGCAGCGGCCGGATGGCTTCCCAATTCTCACCGCACCGCGCCTCGATCGCAGCGTCTGTATCAGCGCGCAGGCGATCATACCCAGCCATCAGATCATCGTAGAGGGATTGCAGTCGGTCGGCCCGCTCCAGCGCGTCAGCGGCCTCGCCGGCGAGCTTCGAGAGCGGCTCGGCCCAATCGCTCAGCTCGTAGCCGGTGGCGGCTCCTGGCTGCCGCAGACACTCGGGCATCGGTTCGCCGAGCTTCGCTGATTCAATCTGACGCAGCTTCTGAATCAACGACACGCGTGCGTCCTCGCCCACTTGTGATGGGTTCTTCATGCTTTTGCTCCGTGATGGGAGATGTGGAGAGACCGGAACCGCCGGTGGTCCAAAATATCCGCTTCATGACTCATCGCGTCAAATGAATTTGAGTCGGGCGGCGGACATGTACACACCCGACCTTGGTCTATCCGGGGTTGTCCGGCGTGTTTCAAATTGGGTCGCATTACTTCGGCTCCTCTGATCGCTCGACCTCGATGAAGTGCGTGAAGCTGAACCGTCCATTAGCTTTCGGCTCACATTGCTGAAGGAGCCACGGGACAAGGATCGTTGCCCAATCGGTGTAGGCGATCCAGCCACCTGAGTTCATGGCGTTGATGTCGAAGATGCCGGCGGTGCGATGCACTTGATCGAGCATCGAGGCGTGGAGCGGGTTTTTGATCCCGATCCAGTGGGTATGACGGTAGGCAACGCGCGGTGGGACGCCGGGCGCGGTCCATGGCCCTTCCCATTGCACCCGGATCAGGCCGTGGGTGGGGACGCCGGCGACGGTCCACCAATTGGCGCCGCTGCGCTTCAAGCACTCGAACATCAGCGTCGGGTTCGTGTAGCGTTTCTTCTCGAATTCGCCCATCAGCGGGCGGATTTCGTCTAGGGTGCGACCGGTGACCGCGGCAAGGGCGCTGGGACCGCAGTTGCAGCCCCATTCATCGCTGGCCCGCTCGGCGTCGGCGAGGGTGAAGCGCAGGCTCACGGGCGTCTCCTCCGGTGCTGGATCTCGCAATAGGCGATCACCGGGGTGCAGAGCAGCAGCACGGCGATGACGGGGTAGAGCTCGATGCTCATCGGACACCGGCATGCTTGGGGCAGCCGTGTATCCAGTCGTTGCCAACCTGATGCGCCATCCAGCCCTCGCGATCGAGGCAGGCCTTGGCCGCGGTCCACTCGCTGGGCGAGGCGTCTGTTTCGAGCACTGCGTCACAGCTATCGCACTCGAACACGAGCTTGCCACCTTGAACGTCCTTCACTTGGAACCTCCCATATCAATAACCTCGACATCGGCGAGCGCGCCGATCACGCATTTCCTGCGGTGGCCCCTGGATTTGCCATAGAGGACTGCGCGCCAGCCGTTTGCCATACGAACCTCCTGCACCAGCCAGATCGGGGTGGCGTCCTTGACGCGGACATAGCGACCGATCAGCAACTGACGGATCAGGCCAGCCTCGGTCTCGGCTCGGTTCTGATGATCCTTGATCGCCTTCTGAGCCATCAAGGCCAGCGTGTAGGGCGTTACCTCGGGCTTGCTCGTGGCATGCTCCGAGGATGCTACGGCGGTGCTCATCGTTTTCCCCTGTTCGGAAACCACGGCGCTTGCCATTCGACGAGCGGCGCGTCGTAGCCGATCATCAGCGGATGCTTCGGGTGTCCGTCGTCATTGACGCCGAGGCAATAGAGCTTCTTATCGAAGCCATCAGCCATCCGAACGATATCGATCCAGCGCTTGCGGAGGGTCTCGGGCAACTTTGCCAGTGCGCCCCAGCCAACCACGAGCACGTCGCCGGCGGCGATGATCTCGGCCAGATGCACGTCGTTGTGTGGGCCAACCGGGTTACCGTGCTCGCGCAGCACCTTGATATCCTTGCCAACGCGAGCGAACAGGTTGCCGACGATGAACCGGCGCCATCCCAGCGCCTTGCCGAATCCGACCAGCTTCGTGACGGTGTGATCGTTCTCGGTCTCGCCGGCATCGGAGCCATTCACCATGATGATGCTGGCAACGATGCCCTCGGGCTGGACTTCGCGCTCCAGGCGATAGCGGTGCTTGCGGTCGGCGTCGAAGATCGCGGTCATCGTTTCCCCCTGATCTCGGTTTTGATCTGTGCGGTGCGGGCATCGACGAGAGCCTTGGAGAACTCGCGCCGTCGCACGCTGTCGGGTCGCTCGTTCTTGATGCAGGCGATCAGGTAAGCGCACTGGTCGCCTGGGCTCATTTTCATCAGCCGGTGGCTGATGCGGAATATCGGTTCGCGTCTCAAGGTCTGCCTTCGTAGATGATGCGAAGGGGCTCGACTGGAGCATCAACGCGACGCCACACGTACCAAGCGTGATCCTCGGTCCCCGATTTCTCGCCGGGAAACCACTGCACGCGGTCGATCAGTGCAATCTTGGCGCAGAAGCGCGGGTTGTCGCGGAACAGATCAGCGCGCGTTTTGCCGAAGTCGAACTTGGCCGTCAGCAGCAATGCGACATAGCCGGTGGTGCGGGCGAGCGCCGCACGGGCGAACTTCACGGCGCTGAGATTGTGAAGCCCGTAAGGTGGATTCGTCGCGATCCAATGCGCGCCGGGCTCGATCAGCGCACCATCGAGGAAGTTGAAGATGGCATCGTGAGGCCGGTCATAGGTCGCAATGTCGGAGGTGAACACGCTGGCGCCGTGCTCGCGCAGTACATCAGCGATCAGATGATTGCCGGCGGCCGGCTCCCATATCGGCGTG